CTACCGGGCGGATTCGGGACTTTAACCCGTTAGAAACGTGCGCCGCTAGGCGCACATAAAAAAGAGGAAGCCACTTGTGAAATCACATTGGTTTCCTCTTTCGTACAGTATGGCGTTCAAGTAAGTAATCCGCATCTTCACGGATAAGGTTGTTTCCTTAGTAATAAGGATAGACTATTTTTGATTTTGTGTCAATCCGATTTTGGAATTAAAATAAGCCGTGTTTCCACGGCTTAAGTATCATTTATCTTTCAATTTTTATTGTAACCAAGTATATGTATATGCTTCATCAACATATATCTTATAACTGCTCGGATAGATCGTATCGTAATTTGAATCGTACGGAAAACTAAACGAGAAATAATCGGTGTCTCCATTCTTTTCACATTCTGCATAATGATAATCATATTTGATCAAGTTGCCAGATGCATCATACATTAAGCAAGAAATTTTCACAAATGAAAAATCTTTTCCGGAATCGTTTGTAGCTTCAACCGTAACATTATCTGCTCCAATGTCCGATTGAACCATTATATTGCGAACATCACAAACAGCATTTGTTGCTTCATCAACACTCAACGACATTTTATAGTTATCATAAGAAACATCGTTATAATCAGAATCGCTCGGTGCGTCAAAATAAAGAACACATTCCTTACCAGATTCAAAAGCTCTGTTACAATCGCTTTTGCTATCCAGCATTTTACCGTTTTTGTAGTATACAAGTTTTGCGTCCAGATCAACATTTACCTTGTTGTTGTTTTTCAAGATAGCAACAACTCCATGACCACTATCTTGGTATTCAATTGAGATGTTTTTCTTTACCTTGTTCGCATTAAAGGAAGAAGTGACGGTAACTTTGCAAGAAAGCGTTTTCTTTGCAATTTTTGCCTTTACGTACGTTGTTCCTTCCCCAACCGCCAGAACCTTTCCAGACTTGTTTACAGAAGCAACATATTTATTGCCACTACTCCATTTAGCAGTTTTCCTCATTCCGCTTATCTTTAATGTTGCGGATTCTCCAATTTTTAAATTAAGAGTCTTTCTGCTTAATTTGATAGTTGCCGCCTGTGCAACAATCTGTTCCCCATCTGCATTTTGGATTGGCATAGCCGAAATCAAAACGGCAAATGCCAATCCCATCGCTACTAATAATTTTTTTGTGTTTCTCATAATGACTCCTTTCTTGTGATATGATTTATTTAGAATTATATCACGTTCTATTATAGAAGTCACTAAAAAACATATACATTGTCTCCAGTTCGATTGTAATGTTCTCTACCATAATCCCTTGCAGCTTTTCCTATGTCGTTTGTAGTAATTCCGAAATTTTTCTGTAAAATAGCTTGTAATAACTGATTTTGTTGTCGCAGTAAGGAAACCTCTTGCGCAGATGTTGAATTGATAGCATCTTTGATTCCGGTAATTTCTTGGCTTCCTGCGACCGCTGGCTTACCTCCGACTGTTCCCATAATTTCCGGAAGTCCATTTTCTCCAACTGTTGCTATGCTATATTTATCCATAAAACCGCCCGTTGCATAAGCCTTTACTTTAGGTAGGCTCACTTTCGGCACAAGATCGACTCCGCTCCACTTTACCTTTGCTACTTTAGCCGCCGCAGAAACAACACTGTTGAACCCTCTCAAAACGGTATTCACTCCACCGATCAATGAATTTATTGCTGTTTCAATTCTTGAAATTACGGTGTTCATTGCCCCGGCAACACCACTTTTCACGCTATTCCATAATTTGCTGAATATTTCAGCTACACTTTCTTTCATCTTCGAGAAAGCATTTTTTATCGGGGTGGTTACATGTTCTTTAAACCAACTAGAAACACTATTCCACGCCCCGGTTACCGCTGTCTTTGCCGCGCTAAAAGCTTTCTGAATAGATTCTTTTGCTGAGCTAAAAGCATTCTTGATAGGTGTTGTAACATGCTCCTTAAACCAACCGGAAACCACCGCCCATACCGATTTTACAGTTGTCCATAGAACCTTGAATGCAGTTGATACTGCCGATTTCAATAATTCAAAATTCTTCTTTATTGGCTCTATTACCTTTGATTTAAACCAATCAGAAACAACAATCCATACAGCCTTGACAATGATCCACAATCCTTCAAAGATTTGACCAACTCTTTTCGAAAATCCTTGGAAAAATGAAACAATAGGAGTTATAACATTAGTATTGAACCATCCAGAAACTGTTTTCCATACACCGGATATATCTTTCCATAAAGAAGAGAAAAAACCGGAAACAGATTCCCATAATCCCTTAAAAAAACCGCTTATTGGCTTAATCACATTAGTATTAAACCAATCTCCTGCTTTTGAGAAAATTCCTTTTATTTCTTTCCAATGATCCTTGACTACTACAGCCGCCGTTGCAACACCGGCTACTATTCCTGCGGTAATCGCTGCAGGTGCTGCCGCTACCCCTAAAATAACCGCTCCGACTGCCGTAATCGTAACTCCGACAAGCATAAGTGCTTCATTAAGCCAACTGAATCCGTTCTTTAACATGGTCACAAAGTTTGATATTGCAGTAAATGCGCCAATCGCAACAGAGCCAATCCCGGTTATAGCTTTTGCTACCGGGCTGATAAAAGAAAGTGCGCTCTCTGCCGCACCGCTACCGAATAAAGCTTTGACACCAGCTGAAACAGTTGTTCCAAGTGTAGCAAACGCCCCACCTATTTTTTTTGACAAAGCGGTAGACAATACTGCCGAGATTCCCTCATTTGCCGCAATTTCAACGCCAAGCCTTGATGCAAGTGAACCAGCTATTGCTTTTGAAATGGAAGTTCCGATTATATCAAGTGCGGTTTTTGCAAGATGTAATCCAAGAATTTTTTTGATTGTCAGCGCACCGATTATGATTCCAACTGTTTTTACATCTAGGTTGCTTAAAAACTCCTTTGCTCCGTTCCATACATCCTTCCATGAAATTTTACTTAATGCTGTCGTAACTGTATCAAACGCGCCCTGCGCCCACGAATTAAGCGTTTTAGCCAATAATGCAAAGTCAAAGTTTTGGAAAAACTTGTTTATTCCGTCTGCGATTGAATTTCCAAATTGCTTCCAATTAAATGTCGTTCCAAACGAATCCAATCCATGAAGCACCGTGTTTAATGAATTTGCGATCAGTTTTCCGGTTTCTCCGAAAAGCGTTGTTCCTTTTTGCCCTTTAAATAGTCCGTTAAGGAATTTGGCTAATCCCCTTCCAAAACCTTCAGCTTTTGCATACACTTTTTCCCATTTAATTTTTTTCATTGCGTTAATTAACGCACCGGAAATAGACTCTCCCAACTGTTCAAGGTCTTTGATTTTGCTTTTGAATTTCTTAAAGATGGTGTCCGTCTGAACTAATCCACCATCAGCACCGGTGCCGCCACCAGCACCTGAACCAGATCCAGAACCAGAACCTTTATTCCCGGAACCGGAAGTATTATCTTTACTTTGTTTTGAAATAACCTTTAATTCATCAAATGCACGAGTTGCCTGTTGGATTTCCTTTTTTGCTTTCTTGGCATTTTTTGCGATACCACCTGTGTTTTTCCCTGCGCTTCCTGCGGCATTACTTAAATCGTCCATGCCGTCAGATGCGCTTCCAATATCATCAGCAAGACCGCTGATTCCTGCCCCTTTGCTTGCTTCATACTTCCATCCGAAGATAGAACCTAAAGCATTTGTTACCATCTCTGCGAAGGAAATAACCTTTTGCAGAACTGAATTAAGTACCTTGATAAATGGCTTAAATGCATTGATTAAACCACCACCAACAACCGCTCCAAGTGCTTTGAAGTTCTCTCTAAGCATGGTTATCTGGTTATGCCACGTATCTGCTGTACGTGCAAAGTCCCCGGTGATATTGGTTGTATGTGCAAGCACATATTGATACCTCAACATAGCTTTTTCAGCCTGTGTCATTGAGGAAACGTTTGCATCAAGTCCTTGCTTTAACGCCCATTCCTTTAATGTTGCCTGCGTCAAGTCGATACCATAACGCCGCATAGGTGCCGTAGTACCGGAAAATACAGATTGCAGACTCTTGGCAATATCTTCTTGACTCACATCGTAGAATGAAGCCATATCTCCGGCTAATTCTGTCAGCCGGATAGACATTTTTGCCATTTTCCCCTGTGGAATATCAAGGGCAGTTCCCATGGCTTGGAAACGGCTTGCAAACTGTTTCGCGGACAATTCAGACATGCCAAATTTTTCAATGGATGTTTTTGCGAAATTGTTAATTAGGCTTTCATACTGCCCGAATGTCTGCCTTACAACGTTCTCAACCTCTGTCAGTGAGGATGATATGTCAATGGCATCTCCAAGTAGCCTAAATCCGCGAAATAAAGCCCAGTACGTTGCATACACTTTTCCGATTGCAGACGCAAGGGAGAACGACTTCTTGGTAACCGCAGAAGCACTTGAACTAAATCCGCTAAATGAGCTTGTGATGCTTTTTGCCGCTGTTCCTGCCGCTCCACCGGTACGTGATAATTTTGCCAATGCATTTGTCATGTCAATAATATTCCGGCTTACGCTAGGGGCTTTCGACAATTCGGACATAAGCTGTCGCATTGCAACCGCAAGTTTTGGTATATTCTCGATAGCCTTTGTTGAGCTTGTATAGCCAAGCTGTTTGATTCCTCCGGCTAATTCCGATAACCCTTGCACCGATTTTGACATACCGGAAAACGAGCTTACCGACTTTGAAATCTGTCGCATCGCTCCGGCTGCTGCATTTATCTTTCCTGTGTCAATGTTGCTAAGCGTTTTGATGTTTCTTGCAAGAGTCGAGAATGACCTTGAATCAACACTGCGCATGGCACTCATTGAGTTTGACAATCGGTTTACTCCGGTTGATAACCGGTTAATTCCGCTAGAATCTATGCTTTGCAAGGATGAAGATAGTTTTCCTAACCTTGTTATCAGCGCATCAATCTGACCATTAGCCTGTCTTGCCTGTGCTTGAATCTTGACCTCTAAGGTTTCTAATTCCAACAGTTCCACCTCCTTTATGTAGTTTTAGAAAAAGGCGGTAGGATTTGACCCCTACCGCCCTTGAATTACTTTTTCAGTTTTCCCTTTTTCAGAAGAGAAATCATCTTTGAATTTTCCTCTGATGTAAACTTAAAATTGGAAAATCCGTTCTTTTTTGCGATTTCCGCACGATGTTCTTTTGACACATCATCTTCCCCAACCGCTTTTAATGCTTCTACGATTGAGCTAGAATTTCCGGTATACTTCGGATAATACTTACCCTTGCTTTTCTTTGCACCGCTTACAACAATCGCTGTGTGCCCTTTTATGCGTGTCACAAGAATATCTCCGTTGTGAAGAATAAACCCGGCATGATAAGAACCCATATCATCAAACAAGCCGGATTTCAAAATTACCGGTCGTTCATTAGATGTATTGAAATCTCCCACATCCTTGCCGGATGCATAGATAATACAAGCACGTACAAGGGACGAACAATCGCATTCCGTCTTGACCTTTGTGTTAATGCCATGTTTAATGACTCCGTAGCGTTCCGATTGGTCATAGCCGATATTTTTATTGTCAGATGCAATCTGCATAGCTTCGGCTAACTTCTCCGCAACCTTATTATCCTTTGCTCTTAACACATTCCATCCCTTAGAATGGTTGTAAAACTTCTGCGTAGACACTTCCTGTCCGGTCTGGTCTCCGGCTTTTCCGCCAGAATAGCAGTTTCCGTGTTCATCGTGTCGCGCACTTCCGATAATTACTGCCATGGTAATACCTCTTTTCTTAAACTATCTTTGGCTTTGGTAAATGTGATTTCCTTGATTCAGCCGCCCATGCTTCTTCCGCCTTAAGCATTTCTCGTATCTCAGCATCGGGATCGTCCGTATTCTGCTTTTCGATGGAATCATAGCAAGTTTCTTTCACGTACTTACTATTACCCTTGCCGAATGTCGCGTCTATTGCGGTCACAAGTGCTGACGTTGCATATCTTCCGAACCACATATACATTTCCATGTCGCGTTGCTTCCATTCTGCCTTATATGCATCCACATAAGGCTTAAGCAACTCTGGATTCATCATATCTATATCATCAATGGAAAATCCGTAGCCTTTCGTTACCACAAGGTAAAACGGACGGATTTCCGCAACGTAATATTCCCATGTTAATTCTTGGCTTTCGCTTTGGATGGGGTCTTTTTCTTCTCCTGCTTCTGCTCCTGTGCTCTCTCCAACGACTCCATCATCTGCGCTAAAAAACCGTTTGTCATCATTTCCTCCTGCATATCAGCGAATAAATCCATGCAGTTAATCTCGTTTGTATCAATCGCATCATAGAGAATGTCGGACACCTTCTCAAGCTGCTCATCGTAGCCTTCGTTTGTTTTGTAATCATATCCAAATTCTTCATTGTGATGCATCTGCAATCCCACAAGAAGCGTCTTAGGAAGTGTTTCAAGAAGAATATCTTCCATAGAAGAAATATCTTCCATGTCCTGTGTCTTCATAATATCCTGTAAGATATGTGATTTTAATGATGGTCTCGTTGCAAACTGAATTGTATATTCTTTTCCACCTAATTTAACTTTCATGTTTTACCTTGCCTTTCTGCCCTATATTGGCAAGGGGCAGTGTTGCCACCGCCCCATTGTTGCTTATCTCATTGCTTCAAGTTCTGCTATCGACCGATCATCCTCGCCTACCGGTGCGGTCGATTGCTCGTCCGATAGGCTTTTTACCCCACCACTGTTACAGTGAATGTTCCATCGTTGTTATCAACGACTTTCAGCTTATCCGTAACAAGCTCTGATGCTGTGCTTGGGATAACAGTTGCGGTCATTTCAAGGATTTCATCTACACCGCCTACATCATTCGGTGTTGCGGTAACAGTTCCGGTGTATGCGTATTTTGCCACGCCACCGATTCCATCTGTGCCGTACAGGTGGATAATGTCAACCTTTTTATCTCCCAGCTTTTCGATGTTTTCCAGATATTCTTTTGCAAGGTTTCCGGTGATGTCCCTGGAATCCGCTGTCTTAATACCTTTCTCAAATGTCTGCTGTGGGTCTTCCATCGTGGTTGACTCAACCGTGTTTGGTGGAGATGCCGGAGATGGAATAGACTTTGCAGCAAGTAAAAGGTTGTAAGTCCCTGCAAAGTCGGCTTGTTCCGCTGTGTGCTCTTTAATAATCACACGCGACTTATAACTTGTTGATGCCATGATTTTCTGCTTCCTTTCTGCCTTGCGGCTATGCTAAATTTTCATACGCTCCAATAATTCTCGATACGCGAAAAGTTGCCGTGCGCACTTGTTTGGAAATTGCGAACACAGCATTTGACACATCAAAATTCTTTGATTTAAAAAAGGACACTGCATACTCTGCAATGTCCTTAATCTTTTCCCTTCTTCCTTTATTTGTTATTGTAATTTGAAATGTTGGGCGAATTGCGTTAATAAAATAAGACTCTGTATCTCTCCCGGCTTCTGTAAATCCAATCTGTTGTATAAGAAGTGTTGGAAAAACAGGTGTTCCGTTCGATTCCTCGTCCTGCGTTACCTTGATTCCGCTTTCTTTGCTTTCCATGTAAACTTTCAGCAATCGGTAAACGGTATCTTCAAAATCAAGCGCCCAACCATTTAACTCATTTTCCACCGAATACCTCCCTCGCAATCTTTACATACTGTTGAATAATCTGTTGTTCCGCATTATACATTGGCATTGTGGCTTTGATACCGTGGGTATAACGCCATGTTTCGGTCTTATCGTCCCAATAGTACCAACCATCTTCAAAAGCGTGTATTTGTCCCGGATATGTGCCGACACCGAATCCAAGTTCTGGTGCTTTCGGGTTCTCTTTGGAGTTATAAAAAATACCGGCTCCAAACTCTACCGCCAACAAAGTATAGAACGGTTCTCTATCTTCTGATGTTACCGTTTTTCCGGTCGCAATCAGAATCGCGTTTGAGGTCATTAACTGTGGTGCTTTATCTACCCTTACCGTTATCGTGTTCCCGATTGGAGATTTCGATATTTGTTTTATTGCCACCGTCTGACCTTCCTGTGCAAGCCTAGAAACAAGTAAATCGCATTTAGCCTGTAAACTATCGCGGTACTGTTCTAATTTCTTTATAGTGTCTTGTATGGACTTAGTGGATAGCGTCATTGAAATAGGTTTCTTTTTCATACAATCACCTACTTAATATTCTTCCGAAGAAGAAACAAATCCGTGGTCAGCCCTTCATCAGCAACGCCTTTTACGATGTAATCTGCGGTTTCTGAATCCACAAGCCCATCATCAGTGCGTTTTACTTCCGAACGCTTCCACACTACATCGCCGGCTTTCAGTGGCAAATATCCTTTATCCGTAACAAGCTGACAGTATGATGTGCTATCATCAATTCCAAATTCTTTCACAAGGGCTTCTGACAGCTTATTGCTGATATTGGCTTGGAATGTCGTAGGTTCTGAAAACCCTTCAACTTCCTCGCCTTTTGGAATCTTGTTGCCTTCGGAATCTAAATAAGGTACAAAGTTCCCATCGGAATCCTTGTACCCTTCATAGACAATATCTCCATTTTCGTCAGTTTGTGGGATGAATACCCTCTGACCGGATTGCGAATACTTCATTTCCTGCTTGTTAATGTCAAGCATTGGTGTTTTCCTCTGGGATTCCGGCAACACTCGTCAGAAGTGATAACACTCCGGCAAGGACTGATGCAGAAAGAACATATTTCCAATCCACCGCACCCATAAATGCCGCCGTTCCAATTCCGGCAATCGCCGCCTGCGCAACAGTCTTGATTGCTCGGATTCCGGCTTTCTTAGTCCAATCCTTCCAATTCCTCATTGCTTTTATCTCCTTTCCCTATATGAATCTCTTCAATCTCATGTTTCATTTTTGTAACCATTCCATTTCCACCTAACGCATGGTACGCATCATACATCTCACAGAAGTTCTGATAGGCATATGACGGTATTTCTCCGATTCTGGTGTACTTTGCATGGTATTCAATAAGTTGGACGCGCAAAAGGAGCATTGTTCCTTTGCTGTTCGCATCCCTGCTTTTCTTTTGCTGTTTAAGAAGCCAAACTATATATCCAAGCACTATTGGCAGTGCCACAAGATAAGTTTGAATCAAAATACTTTTCATTTGAATCTCCTTTTGACGCACTGCCCACCACCGCTTAATGTGCGCCGCCTGCAACCATTTTACCGACATCGGCAATATGGTCACGCTCAATCTTCTTTAATTACATTGCTTTTACGAACGGAAACACTCCGACAAAAAGGCTTTCACGGTCTTTCCATGTACGGCTCACACCGTTTTCGGAGAAACTTGCCATGTATGCTTCTCCTGCCTGCGACCGGTCGTACACTGCCAAATTAACCATAATGTTTTCATAGTTCTTAACATCACTGTCAATCTGGTCTTGCGTGTATGTGTCCGGATAGTTCCGTCTGCTGATAATCTCTTTTCTTGCCTGCTCTAAAAGCTGTTCAATCAAAGGGTTACATTCTTTTTCATCAAACACAACTTTATCGGACTTTTCTCCGGTCACTTCATCCTCTACCTCTTCTATATGAAATTGTTTTAAACGAATCTTTACTTGTTCGACAAGTGTGTATGACATAAGCGATCTCCTACAGATTAAACTTTGCAATCAGAATTTCTTTCAGTTCCGCACCGCTTGTCGCTTGTGCGTTTTCAATTCCCTGCTCTGCGGCAAGTTTCTGCAAGTCTGCGGTACTCATTCTGTTGATTTCGGTCTTTGTATATCCAACGGAAGATACCGGAGAATTACTCTCCGGCACCTCTTCTCCTGCGTTGTACCATTTACCATTATGAATCACTATATATGGATATTTCATAGTTGCACCCCCTACTCTTCGCTATGAACCTCATATACAAATGTGCTATCCATATTCTCGTATGATGGAAGTACAACCTCAGATGCAAATGTTGACATCTTCATAGGTGGTCCATACTCTGTCTTTGTAGCGACTGTAATACCTACACCATATGTTGTTACATCAACATCAGCTACCTGTCTTGCAGTTCTTTCTTCCGGTGTAGTGCCAAACCAAGTGCTTCCAAGGCTGCCTTCTGGAAGAAGTGTAACCTTGTTATCCGGGTAGAAGTACTGCTCTTTGCCATCATCATCAATGTACATCTTATCGTAAAGTACGGTAGTGAGCTTCGCCCTCTTCTGTACCACCGAAATAACAGTATCATCGTCAACCTCAATAGTTGCTGTAAGGTTCTGTGCAAGAATTGAGTTTCTTATTTGTGCATTGTCAAGCAGATATTGGAATGTATTGCTGTTCATAAGTGCGTATCTAGCAATCTTACCCTGCTTCTGTAACTTCTTTCTTGCATTGTTAAGGTCTGTAAGTGGCTTTGAATTAGCTGTATCGCTCCACATGCTTGTGCCGGATAACTTTGCGTAATGGTCTTTTGCGTATGAGCCATCCTTATCGTAATCATAAGCGTACTGAACGCCATCACTTACAATAGCAATTACCGGATGACCTGCATTTGTAGAAAGAAGTGACATTCTCATGCGCTCCGGTACAACTTCTGCGCCGCTTACGAGGTTGTTAGTGTCGTCATATACACTTGATAAAGCACTTGCAAGGTAAGGGTCGTCTTCTGATTGAATACGCTCGATTTCAAGCATTTCCTCTTCACCAACTGTCATTCCCTCGCGGAAAAATGCCATCTGTGTTTTTTCCTTACTTAATCCGCCTCTAGCTCTAAGAGTTGGGATTGTGTCAAAATTAGATGGCGCAAGTGAAACCGGCAAACCCTTGTGTGTCTTAATCCAACTTAAATCAAGTCCCTGCTTCTTTCTTTCTGGAAACCACTGTAAACCAAGATAAGGTATCTGATTACTGGCGTTTTCTGTTGCCGATAATGCGATAGACTTACTGTCTAATACTTCATTAATTAACATCTATTTACCTCCTGTTATTATTCAAATACAATCATTGGAAGAGCTGTCTTAACTTCTGCGTCATATGTAACGCCGGAATGCGCTTCTGCTACTTTCGTGTTAAGATATGCTTTCTTAAGCAGCACTCCTTGTGGCCTGTCCTCTGTTACATCAAATCTCAAAATACCCACTACCGTAGCCGTATTGTCAGCCTTGCCATTTGCTCCGATTGGAGTACCTGCTTTGACAATCTTCTTGCCCTGTGCGTTTTTAGTTGTCACGCCATCAAAATCAAGTGTTAATGGGATTGCTTCATTAGGCTCTCTCTTTAAAATCTGAACATCTCCTGCGTATAAAGTCTTTTCATACTGCATATTCATTTCCTTTGCCATTTCTTACCTCCTGTTATTGCTGAATGTAATGTGATAAAACGTCATTGTTCTTAGGTGCGTTAGATATAAGGCTTTCTGCTATCTTTTCAGCATTTGTCTTATTATCTGTACCGGCTTCATCGCCGCCAGCCGCGCCACCTCCCGGATTCGTACTGCCTTTTGCAATCTCCTGTTCCTTGGCTTGCGCTGCAGCGGTCTCTTTTTCAGAGATAATCTTTCCAAGAACGTCATAATCAAAGCTGCCATCATCTTTTACAATCTGCGCAGCCTGCTCTGCGGTAACATTAAATTTAGATGCAGCATTGGCTCTCTGCGTGGCTATTGCCTGCGCTTTTTCAAGTTCCGCGATTCTCGCATTGGCTTTTTCGAGGTTCTTATTTGCCTGCTCGACTTCCGTGAGCTTTCCCTGTTCGATATCATCGAGCTGCTTCTGCAACTCTTCAGCTTTGTCAGCCTTTGTCTTGTACTCGTCAACCATTGCTTTGGCTTTCTGTACGGAACTTCCGTAATCTGCCATGATCTTGTCCGCGTTTTCCTCGCTTAATCCCATAGCAATCAGATCTTCTCTCTTCATTCATTACCTCCGATATGTCATACGAATTTTTATACGGTGCAACGACACCGAACGACATCGTTGATTTTTACGCTCACAACTTTGCGAATTTTTATAAAATAAAAACAGCCGCCGATTATTCGGTAGCTGTCTTATCTTTGTTTGTCTGGCTCTGTGTGCCATCTGTATTCATTTTATTTATCAATTCTTGTGCTTTCTGTTCCTGTGCTTCTACATCGTCAATCGTTTTCCATAGATTATCCAAGTATGGCTTCGACAACAAGAATGTCTTTTCTGCATCTCCCCAAAGTCCGACAGATTTAATTGCCACAAGCGGATGAATACCGGCTTGTAAAAGCTGATATAATGTCTGTGACTTGGTGTACATATTGTCTTGTGGGCTATGGTTAATCTGAACATCAAAGTCGCGCAAACTCAATCCCAAATCGTGATCCTGTATACGAATTACATTCAAAACAACTTTCGCAAGTCTTTTTTCAGCCGACTTTACAATTGGGTCTTTCAGTTTTGCTCTCGACTTTGAGAAATCCCATCCGTTTCTAAGCTCAACCGCTCCCTGTGTATCTCCACCGGAATTATTGTTGTTCTTATTCGGTATGGCAAGAATGGACTGTGCATTATCCCACAAATCATCCTTTGCGACTTGGCACTCTGTCTGGTTCAGCTCTTGTGTCATAATGTCAACATCTGATTTATTCTGCTCATTATTGGATTTTACCGTCAGCGCATGGGAAATCTTCATTTTTTCAAACGTTTCCGGGTCAATGTCGCAATTTACAAACTTTATCCAAAACTGAACAAACTGCTCAACGCCATCCATTCGGTTTGACTGCATCGTATTGATTGCATCTAATAGTCCGATCACAAGCTCAATATCAGAAATGCGCTCATGGTTGTTTGGAAACTCAACAATCGGGATTCCACCAAAGCCATGAAGTTTCCAATCTCGAACCTCTCCGTTTACAATCTTGCACTCATAAGAGTCCGTGTAGCAGAGTTTATACATCTGTCCATCGGCATCCTTAAGCTCTTGGATTGCTAAAAGTGGTTCTTCTGTGGATTGGTTATAAATAACAAACGTGTTCATTGGTGTCGGTGCCACAATTCTAAATGGTATATCTCCATTTTTTGTAATCTGCACTGCCTTAAATGACGTTCCGGTTGCTGATTGCCACTCTCCTGCCTTAATGTCCTTTTCCTGCTTATTAGCATCAGTCAGATAATCATTAAATTCATCAACCGCATTGTTTATTCGGTCATCATCTTTCCTGCTGATAAGCTGAATTGGCTCACCGTAAGTCTGACCAACCTTGAATTGAACAATCTCATAGGCATGGTTTTCAGATACCTTATTGGTTATATCCGCATTCTGTACCTTTGTTCGGTACAATACAGGCTGATCACCCTTGTAGTAGTTCCACAGATAACGAATGACCGTCTTGTTGAAATAAAATGCACCAATGCAGTTTCCGACAACATTTACGATATTGTCTGCCGTAATCTGTTCTACGTTAGCATATGCAATTTTTCTTCCGTATCTGCCTTTTACAAGGTCATGAAAATACTGTGTATTCATATAAATAAAACTCCACTACTGCAAGCGCGTTTCGGTATTGGCTTCGTTTCAATTTTGCCTGTTGCCACGCGATAAATCACAATATGATTGCATTTTTTACATTTACACGGATGATCTATCGTAGATCTCCCATCATAATGTCCGGCAATTCTTCCACAATCCGGGCAATATATAGTTACTTTTTTCATAGCAACCTCTTTCTTGTAAATAAAAAACACCGCCATTTCTGACAGTGTCTTTTACGGGTTATATGCTTTTGGGGTTGTAGGATTTTGTTTTTTCTACTCTTTTAGTATACCATGCAAGTTTTAGGAAATGTTGTGAAAGAGTGTGAACTATTGTGCACTTTTATGCACTCTTTTCAGAGTAAAGCTGTCCATAACGTCTTTCAAACTCCTGCAATGCTCTTTTCCTGAGTTTCATAATGTTCCTGTAGGAATATTTCATCTCAACGGAAATCAGGTTCCAATCTTTTCCATTGACGTAATGTGATGAAAGCACGATATATACATCTGTATTATCCATACTGTCAATTTGCGATATGATAATCCGTCTTTTATCAACCAATTCATCTACAAGCGTCTGAATCTCATTCTGCAGATCAACAATCTTCGATACCGCGCTCCCCATTTTGTCGGGATTTCCGGATGATTGCACATCCACCTCTTTCGGAGATATGGATATAGATGTTGCCATATCGGATAGCCTTTTGATTTCTTCCAGCTTATTTGCAATCGCATGGTCAATTCTGCTTATCTGTGAAAGATATTTGTCTGTTGTCATATCCTAATACCTCCTAAATGGGTTTACTGCCGCTTCTACCTTTGCTTGTGTTCCGCTTCGCATCTCGTTCTCAAACAAAGCAACTGAATCCGGTGCATCATCATGCTTTACTTTTCCACTTCTTGTCATGGTTGTAAGTTCTTTCATAAACTTGTAATATTGGCTCTGCCTGTCCATTTTCTTGAAATCGCGAAAATAATAATCACGAATGATATTATCTCTCGCATTTTCCATTCGAGTTATTTTGTTTGAACAATTAAACTTGAATCGCGCGCTACATCTTCCGCCTTGCTTTTTTACAATTTCCATTACATCTCGACCAAAATATTCTCCGGCACTGTTACTCTCGAATGTAACCGTCTTTACGTTGTGCTTAATAAGCATATTTGCGCATTCCGGCTTGGTAAACTGTGTTCCGGCATTGTCGAACACTACATCTACGATATAAACCTCGTTGCCGTACACATAGCCAATTGGCATTGAGCAGCTATCTTCTCCCTTATCTGCACTATCACAAGCCGCCATAATTGCATCTGGTTCTCGATCAACAGGAAGTTCCTCAAAATAATTAAGCTCATTCTCCGCAAACATTCTCCCTTTTGCTTCAAATGGTTCTTGTTGGAACTCTGCCGCCCACGTTTCTTCCGAAACAAGTTTTCTTTCCTTTTGGTAGTAAACGGTTGTGAATATCTTCCGCAATCCCTTTTTATCTTTTCGATAAATCTCCCAATTGCTTTCATCTGTGATTGGGTCAAGTGCCGGAATAGCAACTTCTTTCCATCTCCACTCCAATTCATCAGCTTTATTTTGCAAAGCCGTAATCGGGTCATACAAGCTGTATTTCGTTCCCTGTATGATAATAGGCGTTCCCTCTAATCGTCTACCAAGGACATCGTCTGTTACTTTCTCGCAAAGAAACTCTAATCTATCTCTATTTCGTGCTTCCTCATGGTTTTTAACGCAGTCATCAATATAGACAAGCACATTTGCTTCGGTACACCCTACGATTGCACCATCAATCGGACGGCATGTAAATGTCGGGAAAATATTTTTGCTCTTAAGGTCGATTGATAGGTTTTCAGCACTTTTATAGTCCTTTTCGCCTATCTTTGTTGCTTCTGGGAAAACATTTAAGAATCGCTTATATGTTTGTTCTGTTTCAAAATCCTGTAATAAACCGCCGTAAAATCTTTTTACAAGTCCTTCGCCTTTTCCAACACCGAATATACTTCCGTCTGGGTCGCGTCCGCCCATCATCTCCGCCAATTTCAGACCGCCTGTTGTTTTCCCGGTTCTTTTTGGTTGCGATACAGACAGAAAATCCAATTTCCCATCATAAATTTCTTGATACGCTGATACAACCGGCTTTAAAACTATTTGTCGCGGAAAATAAAATCTTTTATATGGATCTTTTGTGTCTAATTCTATGTATCTAAAAAAACTATCAACAAGATACGGAGATTCAAGCAATAAAATCTCATAGTAGTCATTTAAAAGTTGAAATTCTATATCGTTTTCAAAACAGTAGTATTCCATTGCCGGTATATGAAATCCTGTTATTTCAAAGATAAGACTATCTATAATTTTTTTAACTCTGCTGGATAATTTAAGGGAAAACGGAATATCTTTATCAGAAATTCCACGTCTTACAGATGAAACATATGCATTTGATACTCTTTCAGCTTCACCATCAACAACAATTTGATGTATCCCTTTGCGTTTTAAGTAACTGTCGTTACTTTTTAGTTGATTTATCAATTCAATGCTTGCCAAATAAAAAGCACCTCCGCAAAAGCAGAAGTGCCTTGACCTCTGCCTATAATTTTTTCTAGGTTAGCGACTAACTCCATTTGTTAGCCGGTAATATGCGTAGTCAGTAGTAAAAGCTATTCTTAGCACACCAATATTGTACGCACCTCTTAGTGTTTCGGAAATTATTTAAAGACTATTTTCTTGGTCTGATTATCTCTCTAATTCATCAATTCTGTTTTCAAGTACATTTATGTATTCTCTCATTTTCTTATCACCCGAAGGAAACTTCGGTTTCTTTTGCTTACTTTTTATCTGTAATCTCAAATGGTACAATCGACTCTGGAATATAATTAACCTCATACTTGTACTTATTCACTTCAGCACCACCTAAATCCTCAATGACATACATCGTATCTTCATTTAGTCCAATAATATGTCTCTTATATGTACCATCTTCCATCTCTACAACAAGTGTCACCTGATCATCTGTTGCATCCTCTCTACTAAATGCACCAATCATTTCAAACTCAACCTTATCAGTACGAGTGTTGATTACTGCAAATCTTCTAAGAACATTAAAGTTCTCAGCTTCCTGTTTCATATTATATGTAACCTTTTTTGATTCAGTTTCGAAAGCACATCCAGTTAATGATGTTGCTACCATTCCAACTGCCAACATTACTACTAAAATTTTCTTCTTCATATGATTTATTCTCCTTTAAACTTGATTCCATTGCTTTTCATTGTACTTAATAATTCTTCTAATGTTCTCCTTCCAATATCTTTCCAACGAATGATGTCATCGGGTGTGTAATTACTCATATCTTCAATGGCTTCAATTCCGTGTTTGTGTAAAATTGCGTATAATCTAACCGAAATATTCATCTCTGATATTTTCATAATCTCGCCCCCTCAACAATTTATTTTTATACCCTCTGTTAATATCGCAGTCTTATCCTCATTCAGAATTGCATTTCCGTTTTCATCCGTTTTATGCCATCGTGCATCAACTTTAATCATTGGACTTTGCTTTGCATGAGCGATAAAATGCAACTCCATGTCCGTGCAGCTTACTTTTTTGCCGTCAATAAACACTTGTGCGGTTTTGCCATCGGATTTTATCATAATTTTTTCTTCTTCTGGCTCAAATGGTTCGCATTTATACATAGATTTCCAAGAATCTTCATACCACCTATCCATCTCTCCGATAACGGAATTTGCATAATATGTCGGCTTGCTCATAGTTTTTGTTCGGCTACATAAAACTTCTTGATAATTCTGGATAATAAACTCACATTCAGCACCGTTATATTTATAATCTTTATAAAACTGATAAAAAGATTTCAAATTTTTGATAAAATCAACTAGTGTTTTCATTTCCAATGCACCTTGAACCCTTTCTTCTTATACCCCTCTACGGCTTTTTTAAGGCTCATATCGTCCTCATACTTTTCATTCAGCATAATCACCACATTGCCTTTTTCAATGCCGTATATGTTGCAATTTGCAAGTTTCTTAGCCGTTCCAATGATAGCCTTTGCCTGCTTGCGGCTCATTTCATAGGTTTGGGTTCCCATATTAACTGTCATTTCTCATAAACTCCTCAAAATCTTCCATACATTTATAGCACAAGTCGTATGTGGTATTAAAAACGCCGTTTCTTGTAACCGAATTTCCGCAAAGTATTCCTTTTTTAATTTCCGCACCACAACGATCACAAGTACACCATTCTTTTTGATGTTTCATATAAATCCCTCACTTATCACATTCGATTCCCGGAATGAATGTTCTTTTACCCATACAAGCATCTTCAAAAGTCGTAGTATCTATTGAATATCCGCAACTAGCCGGGTCTAATGGACAATTTTCATGATTAATACATATGTATAAAATTCCTTTTTCCCGCTTCATCATTACACCGCCAAACTATTTATGATTCTTCCACCAAAACAACACTTTTCCGCAAGGAATACTGTGCGACTGATGCATAAATTCTTCTGAACCCTCATAAACAATTACAGAGTTAAAATCAATGCGGTCTTTAAATAATTCACAATTTTTAGTAACTTTTTCTAAAGCATAATTGATTGCTTCATCATAGGTCTTGAACCATTTTTCCGCTGCGCCATATGCAAGTGCGCAAGTTCCGCTCTCGTCAAATACGATATATCCGTCTTTACTTTGCGTTAATTCATTCATTTTTAACCACCTTTCAAACCAATCCGTACATATATAGAATATCAAGTGGTGTTATTCTATCTCGCTTAAAAGAATTTCTGACAATATAATTTGCCAACTCCCCATCTTTCCATCCGTCCGTACTTGTCATAGAATCATAAATCTGCTTATATTCTCCGGTCAGCTTGCCAAATTCAAACCATCCCAAGTCAAGTGTTACTCCGTAATCATAAAATCCCCTGTCAGACCACTTTCTGACATAATACATTAACTGCTTATATGAGAATCCAAGCCTTTCAAAAATATTTCCAATAGTTCTTACGCTCAATTCGCGGTCGCTCGAACGCAATTTTCTTTTCTGTTCATTCACGCAAGCTCTAAAAAATATTTCTTCTAATGGTTTCATTCTTCCACCAACTTTCAAACCAACCCTAGCATACATAAAATATCAAGTCCTGATATTCTCTCCGCACCCTCTCTTGTGTGCATAAGAATTTCTTTAAGTCTTTCATTTTCTGCATCGCTGTATTTATCTTTGTTATACGCTTCTGAAAAGCAATAATATTTGCAATATCCATAGCCTACGCCAAGCATGTTGCCGTAAATGCTCTTTCCGACAATATCGTAATATTTTGGTACTTTTAAAATATTGTGTTTTTCATCTAGGGTACATTCCTTTTGTTCTGCTTTTAGCTTTGATTGAAGATATTTTAGAAAACTTCGTATATCCTGTTCCGATTTTGAAATATATAAAATAGTTTCGTTCATTTCTCCACACCTGACAAATCAATAACAATTAGCACCGCACCATAACATTTCCATAAATCGCATCTTTCTTCTTCGGCTGTTTTTCTATCAACATAAAGTGAATGTGGTCTGTTGCTTTTGGCATTAACAAGTGCATATTTGTATTTTGGATAATACTTTTTCTTTGCTTCTGCAAGATTCACCGCTACACCACCTTTCTACCGCAAATAGGGCAATAAGCTATTTCCATTACCATTTCAACATTCATATCTTTACTGCTACACACCGCAAAGGGCGGACATTTATTCAAGTCGCATGTAATTACAGGCTTATTTGACAACTTATCAATCTTAAATTTGCCATAATGTGTTATGATAGGAAATTTTTTCTCGCAAAATTCACACATATCACACCAACTTTCTTCCGCAGATAGGGCAAAAATTAATTTTTACGGCTCCTGCAACCTCTTTTCCATCGCTATTGTCGAAAATCATGTTATTTTCAGCTCCAAAAAGAACTAAATTTCCTTTACCATCAATGATTTTCTTTTTATTCCGACAAAAATCACACATTCTTCCGCCCCTCCCATTTATTAAATACCACGTTTTCAAATATTGCCGTTTCTACCTTATCCGGCTGACTCTCTGGAACGTTCCTTGCCGGAATCTGTGTAAATAGGTATTTGCAATAAGGGCAGTTATCAACTTCGGAATCAAGTATCAGCATTCCACATCGCAAGCAACTTGTCATAATTCACACCTCAATCAAAGTAAATTTTCTTATTGTTTTTGGAATCTCACGATGCAAAATACCATTTGCATCATAATACGGCTCTCTCAATAGACGATTATGTTCTACATTTCCTAGATATACTCTACTTGTTTTTCCACCAATCGTGATTTCTCCGAACATTTCCCCTATTTCAGCCTTGAATCCGCTTACATCATATGGAGTTTTGCAATAAGGGCACACCTTTTTATCGGTTTCGATTGGTGCGCCGCAATTCACACAGTTTGTCATATTTTGCACCCCAATCATAGCAAAAATCGGAATCCTCGTGAGATTCCGTGTCTTTCGTTTGATATAAATATTCCATAATGTTTTTATCATACTCACACGCCATTTTGCTTAAATAAATAGCGGCACAGGGAATCGAACCCTGTCAGCCAAAACCATGCCAACCGCTTTCAAATCTGCAATTTCTAATCACGGAAGGGTTTTCTGTTTCCAATAATACCGCTACCATCCATAAGTCTCCCATCGACCGGAACTATTGCAGTAGTACCCGACTAAGTGGAGATAAAGACGAGCACGCCCGGAAAGCATCGAACTTTCGTTAGAGGTTTTGGAGACCTCTTTCTGGCCAACAGACAGACGTAAGTTAGCGCAGTGTGTAGGATTCGAACCTACAAGGCGAATAATCGCCCGACCGGATAGCAACCGGCTCCAATTCCATTATGGGAACACTGCAAAATAAACATGATTAAGGTTTCCCTTTATTCATCACAGATACAGTCATATTCAGCCACCGTGGAGATAAGTCTGAGCTTCCGGGCGCGACCCTTTGCTTCTTACCCCTGTCAAGCACGAATGGGATTGATACCCACAAATTTCACGGTTCGTTCAGAATGTTTTGGTTAAGCAAACCTTACTTATTTGTTTCTGCCATACCGCTACTTTAACGAATTTCTTGTGTTATACTCCGGCTTCCCGGATTCAAGGCAAACTGACTTAATGAGTTTTCCGCATATAGTCCGTGGTCTCTCACACCACACACATCAACGGATTATTCTTGCACAGCAAGCGTCTATTATTCGTCAGCCACAAGGATTCTGCCTTTGACTTCTCTATGACGATACACCACACAGAATTGTTGATAGTTTCTATCTTCTTGCTTAAAATCACTTTCAAGCAAAAGCTGTCAGCCAATCCAATATCTCGAATTGGAACAACTCATTGCCATGTGTCTCGGCAGGATTGAAAAATCCATCTGCACCGAGGTAATCATGTTTAAATGGGGAAGATAGGAATTGAACCTACAATGTTTACCACTTGGGAACTGATTTACAGTCAGCCGCAACACCGCCAATCGTTGCCGCTTCCCCAGAACCGCCACAAGACGGTTAGCAATATGTTTTACGTGCTATGCGTTACACGATCATGTGCCTTTGGTAGATGCATGATAGAATACCACCGGACGGTCTCGCACCGTCATTAACAGAATCGTCCTAGTGGCGAAAGGAGGAACCCAAATGCTTGAATCACTCAACCAAGGGTTCAAGTACGTATGGAAAACATACGTGGCTACATGAAACGTCAACATGCAACCGATTAGGTTACCGGGATTCGAACCCGGAATGCAGGAATCAAAATCCTGTGCCTTACCGTTTGGCGATAGCCCATCATTTCCAAATGACCATAATATTCATTGCAAAGATCGCGTATGAAAGCAAATACCCCATTGCGTTTGAATTGTCTGTCTGCTTTACCTGTCCTCCCATAAGTCCAAGTATTACAAGGGCATCTATCGCCGTAGCGATTATATTTAAAATCATATCAATATCTCCCATCCTCAAAGCTGTGTTCCTGTTTGAATCGTTCCATTTCATTTACGCTCATACCGAAGATCCCGGCAGATGAATCAGAGTCCGTATGTTCGAAATACTCGCCCTGCTGTGGAAACATGAATCGGAACATAGCGTAATTTGCAACGTCGCACAGATATTCAAGATTCCCGGTCTCTTCAAACTTGGAAAGATTCATTTTCAAACTTTCGATTGCATCCACATTTCCGGTAGAAAAGTTCATTCTTGCCGGTCCGTATTTGTAATACGACTGTTCAATCAATCCTTTGCGTTTTTCATCAAAGGTTTCGGAATACTCGGTTTTCATCAACTCATTGCTGCAGCTTGCCATTACACATCGCCCTCCGCCCTGTGGTTTGCTCTTTCAATGTCAAACCCTTCCGGATAACGTGCCTTAAGCTTGTCTACATTCATCTGCATGATCTCATCAAGGCTCCAGCCGAAGGATTCGCAAAGCATTGCAAGATACCAACAAATATCTCCTGCTTCTTTCTTTGCATGGTCAATATCAAGCTGCTTCTCATGGAAAATCCATTTTTTGATTATGTCGTTAAATTCTCCAACCTCACCGGATAGTCCAAGGCAAGCATTAAAGATGCCGCCAAGGTCATAATCTTGCAACGATGCGATATTGTTCTTCTTGCAAAATTTAAGCAAATCAAGTTTATCCGAAATTCTTTCTGTCGCTTTGCGATCATTTGTCCGCATGGCTAATGACTGATACTTATTTCCGGTCATATATCATTCTCCTGTCCGAAACACTCTTTTTTTGTTTTTAAAAATTTTTTGGAAATGTAGTTGCGATTCGCAACGTGAAAGTGAATTGTTATAAATTTATTATAGCCTATTTACGGTGAAAGTCAATGGGTGTTGTTGTAAGTGGCTTTTTATTTTTTGAGGAATTTAAGGGACTTAGTAGCCGCTCGGTGGCCTTTCTGTCAGACCCCCTCCCCATCCTTTTTCTGCAAACATGGAAATCTAAAATATTTTCAATTTCGTTTTGTTGTCATTGTGTGAAAATCAAATTGTTTTAGCACAATTCCCATAATACCCTTGCAACTATTCGCAAAACCTAACTTTTCCGAATAGTTCACGAATAGTTAAAGCGCTACAACCCTTGATATTACTGCATTTGTGAATTGTAGAATAATCACACACAATTTAAACCGTATTATTTGCCGCTGCATCTGTGAATTGTGTGTCAATTACGTGCAATTCTTGGCTCTTTTTCTCGTCCAATCTTGGCAGCTCCTGCGCTGTAATTGCCCTTCTTTGGGTGGCATTATCTCCAATTCCCGGCTGATTCATGCCGAATTCATTGTTGCCAACAAACATGGTGCCAACGGGACTATTGGAGTCATACGCACGATCGAGGATGCAATCTTTACGAGATCGTTGCAGTTTTTGCCACATCTTGAAAGCCAACGAACTTGGCTCTTCACTGCTCCATATATCCATTGTGTTCGTAGGTATATTACAAAAATAACTAAATGCTACCGTACTTACCAACTTGCTATACACATTGGAGATATATATATAATAATCACAAAGTTTATATAATACCTCTCTGTCATATCTGTTACAGTTAGTCGGTATAGTTGCATTACCAAGAGGCTTCAAACTCTTGTCTTTTAGTACCGATGTATCCGGGAATAAATGCATACCAACATACTGCATAACAGCTTTCCACTGTCTCTGTCCAGCTTTTAACAAATCTTCGATGTGAAATTCTATACAAGCGTTGTCTATTAAATCTTGTACAGTTGATGTGTATATTTGTACTGTACCTAGATCCACTATAAGCCTTGTAAGATCTACACTCTCTATATCCTGCATATATTTCACACCTCCAATCCGTTTTATTTCTCTCTGCTTTTGGTATACACTATTTTCGGGCTTAAAGTCAAGGCTTAATTTTTTACAGTGGTATTATATACTTACGCCGCGCGCGTATGCGGATATACACTTACTATAAACCTATAGACTTTAGATACAGTGTATTATTATTTAATCTAAAAGATTAAGAAAAAGAGAGAGAAAGAGAAACATAGTTCTGAAAAAGCGACGTCAGACGATTGTGTCGCCTTATGTCATACGATTGTCAGACGATTTTTTTGCAAAAACTGATACTATTCTATCATTTTGGGACTTGTCAAAGACCTGACACAACTAGCCTTGTTTATAAAAAATTTAAGAAAAGTTTTATAGTTTATTTACGGCTTTTCGGAGATTTTGTAAGATATGCCCGGATGCGTTGTTGATTTTGGACATGGCAAAAAGAAAAGGCAGCCAGAAAAGTTGCCCTTTGTTTGAAAATATTCAATTACGTTCTTATTGCTTCTGAACCAGCTCGTAAACCAATGCGTCAATACGTTTTTCCATTTCGTCAAACTCGCAAGTCTCATTTTCCTGAAATGCTGGCATTAGTACATAACCTTCAAACTCTTTTGTTGTGTCGTTCCACTTTCCTCCGGTCGCAAAAGACAAATCCCCATTTTTCAATATTGCCAAGCTATCAACATTCATCTGCGATTCAACCAATTTTCTAACATATACGGAAATCGGCTCACCGCTTGGCAACTTATAATTATCTCCTGTAAATTGCCATTGGCTTCTAATTTTTATAATCTTTTTGAAATCATTTCTCTTCATGTTTGTTTCCTCTCTTCCTTGTTAGTATATAAATGTTGTCAAAATATTTTCTTGACTTTTGATTTATTATATGCTATTCTTAGCCACGTAAGTTTTGGAAGATTAGGTTTAGTACCTATTCAAATTTACGTGACTGTTGCCGGTGGATTATCCACCGGCATTTTTAAAACTTGTATTTGCCGGTTTCATCAAAATCAGATTCCTCAATTTCAACAATCTGATTTTCGGTTTCGCGCATAAATTTTTGATAATACGCTTCTCCGTTCCGGGAAAGTATTAATTCATACAGTTCCCTGTCAGATAATTTCTTTCCATCCAAAAAATTTTCAACTTTTTCGTAATCAAGTTCGCCAGTCTCGTCTTTAAAGTCATTATCACTAAACGATTTCCCATACTTTTCTAAAAGTGCCGTGTCATAAAGTGGAAAATCCGGATCACTAATTATTCCTCTTTCGTCCAGTTCATCAAAAAGATCTTTGAAGCTTTCTGATTCCTGTTCGTATTTTACGAGTCCATTCACGCTTGTTGCTTTCCATTTAATCATGTTCTCTTCTCCTTTCGGTGCTCTATTTCTTTGATCTGTCTATACTATAACACACATATATCACTTTTACAAGTGATATTTTATTTTTTTTGCAATTTCTTTTTCAGTTCCAAATCTTCCGGACTCTCTACATATATAAAGATGTCTTTCGGCTGCATATCCAAAAGCAGACAAAGATTATTAATACTCTTTGCATTTATATTTGTGTCCTCACGTTTTATTTTTTTGAGCGTTTCTTGACTTAACAATCCGCTTGTTTTAGCCATGTAGGAGTTAAAGCCGATGCGCTCCAACGCGTCCCCTACATCAAATCTGTATTTTAGCATTGCGTACCTTCCTTTCTATATAGATTTTCTTAAATCAATCATACTTTTCCTATCTGGAAAAGTCAAGAAAAATATTTCTAAAAAAAGTGATATTTACTATTGACTGTCACTAAATTTAGTGATATGATACAAGCATCAAATGAAGCACAGAAAGCGAGGAAAACAACATGAAAGATATGAAAGCGGCAGAAGCATTATTAGAAAGCAAAGGTTATTATATTTCGAACCAGTTTGACGGTTTCGCTACTCTTCCAGATGAATACGAATTGAGCGACGTAAACGGAAACGTTGTTATTGATCATTTGAGCGAAGCACAGATTTTACAGATTTCGGAAATTTTATAGGGAGGGCTTAAACATGAGAAAGACGGGAATGCGTTTTACATGGGAAACAACAAAGAACGGTGACGCGATCAACGAACTGAAAAAGAACGGAATCGCGTTTGAGTATAACCACTTCGGGGAACTCACAGCCGACTTTTACGGAATCGGCATTTTTGAAAAAGTCGATTTTGAACACGTCCAAGGCGATGTATTTGAAATCTGCATAGCATAGCCGAAACGCTACGATCTGGAGCGTCATCCGCGGGATGGTCTCCCGGCTCTGATGATGGCAGACCAGAAAACGAAAGCGAGGTTTTTGAACATGGAAAAATATATAATGGTTGCAACAAATGAACAGATAGAAAGAAGCAAGGCGCGCAGAAAAGTCATTGAAGCATTGGAGTATAACCCAATGTGCTACAACTGTAAGAGTTTTGGAAAGTCCTGCAAAGGGTCAACAAATAAAGTATATAGCGGATGCGTCTATAAAGAGGTTGACGAATCGAAACCGTCTATATATACACAGATTTTAGAACAAGTGAAATAGTCGAAACCGCCACTCCTGGCGGTCTGCAGGAACTGCCCCACCTGCACTGATGAGACAGGGCACACAATGAAAGGATGGTTGATTTTATGGCTACAGTTAAATTACAAGGAATTTATGAAAGAAGAAACGCTATCCCGGCGGCAGAACTCAAGCCGGGCATGGTTACAGTTTGGAATTTTGGATACACCGAGACGGTAAAAAGCGTTGAGCCTACCAAGAGCGGAAAAAGCGTCAGATGCGTTATTATTTCCGACGAAAGTGGAAAAGAATACACGCGAACAATGCGAAACGATAGACTTGTAGCAATCGCATAGGCAAGGGCGGCTTTTCCGGGGTTCGATTCCCCGGCTTGCTTTTACCCGGAGCAACCGGAAAAATTTAGAATATGGAGGACTTGAAACCATGAAAAGAACGCTATACGAATTATTTATGGAATGTGATTGGAACGCCTGCCGTGTACCGTGGAGAATATACGGCGAAAACAATAAATTGATCTGCGCAAATTACGGCGCAGAAACCGGGAATGAATTTGACGATATGCAAGTAAAAAGCTACTCATACAACAAAAACAAGAATTATGTACGAGTTTATGTAAAGTAACCAACCGCCGCAGAGGATGCGCGCCGGATCACTACCGGCGGCGGTTTTATGAAATTGAAAAGGAGAAATAAAAAATGAATGAAAATAACTATGTTTTGCACGCAAAAAACGGCGTTGTGCTTGTGACAGAATCGCAAGCAATTAACAACGCGCTAGATCAAGAAAAAAGTGGCGTTATTCCGCGTTACTCATTCCTGGATTATAAAACCGGTGAAAACCTCACACCGCCCGGATGGCTCGTGTGGTCAACTTTTGCGGACGGATGCGGCGTTGTGTACCGCAGATCTGACGGAAAAATGATCGTAACAACAGGATTTCAAGGGGATTTTGTTGTAATTTAAGGCGGTACCATTCCGCCTTTTTCGCGTGCTTGGTGCATCCGTTCCGGTTCGATTCCGGGAGCGCGGACTACATGGAAATCGGTTTCCATGCGCAAATTGACAAATAAACACAATATAAGGAGGTGGGAAAGATGGGAAAATATGAGTATATAGGAAAAAGGGAAATCATGCGCCGGGTGTCTAACCTTGGTTATCTGGAAATATCCGGCAAAACGTGCGGCTACTCGAAGTTCGAGGGTGTGGAATGGGTGGAGTCTGCAAAAACCAAAATAACCGTCCAACGTGGCGGTGACTGGATGCAGATCACGCAAAGACCGGAAAACATAACACACACTTACAGCCGGTACGACGGGAAAAACTATCTTGACAAGTGGTAAAATGCGGTCTATGCTAGACTATAACTACAGCCGGGCAAGCGTCTTCTGGCGTTTGCCTGTGATCGGCAATATCATCAAATATCATCAATGAATTATCTATATATGGCATAACATATAGTGTATTTGTGCTATTTGCGGAATATCGCAGATAATTGCACGTTTGTTACACGTTTTTGGGAATCCGTAAAAATGGAATCTTGACCCCAAAACGCTACCCCAGGGGGGTACAAAAAAATTACGAAATATTTTTTGGGGCGCGGAAAAAATTTTCTTTCGTAAAAATCAAAGACCGCGCCGCATAATCACTTTTGCTCAACTCTTCTATCAGCCTTTCCCTAGTCATTTCCGGATTCGTCCGGTGAACGTACTGTAAGAGTTCTGAAATTTTATCCATTATGCAACAACCTCCATAAGTTCAATCAATAGTCTGTCCGCTATTTCAAACACTTCTCTTCCGTATGTGGCCAAGAAGTCTGATACAATTTCCTCTGTATCAATATCCATGTATACGTTATACGAAAGACAGAACGCATGACATAATTCGTGGCATAACACGCGGTCAAGGAATCTTCCGCGTAGATCATCCGCAAGATATATCGTTTTCGTGTCCCTGTCGGTCATGCCTACCGTTCTGCTTCCGTCACTTCTCTGTAGCATATCGCTGTAACGCGATACTTTGACCAAATTCCATATTTCATTATTTATCGTGAACAAATTTACCACCTCGCAAACAAAGAGGGCAAAATGCCCTCTCTATTACATTTTCGTGACAAGCGTAGTCAGCTTTGTCTTGGTCAACTGCTTTTCTTCCGGGGACATACCGGAAAATAGTTCGGTCACATCTTCAGAAAGAGATTTCATGTACTTTTCGAGTTCTTTCATCTTTGCGTCCTTATCTTCCGGTGAATTTCCGTTATGCATTTCCTTTGTCTCCATGTAGCTTCTCCGGCTCATACCGGCTCTGCCCTCTCTTGCATCGTGAGTACCGGTACTCATGCCGTTATTTCCGCTCATAGGCTCTGAATAATACATCTTTCCCATACTCATTCTGTCAAGGTCTCTCATTCGCTCTGCATCCGACATATTTTCCCATTCCCGGTAATCTTCCGGCATCTGATGATAATATGGAGGTTCTACATATCCTCTGCGTGTTCCACGTCCTTTCGGTGCGAATCTGCCATTTGCATAGCGGTAATGGTCGTAAAATCTTCTGTCTGGATAATCCTCGTACTGTTCAAGCATACGCATAATATCCTCGTTATTTTCAGACTTTTTCATTGCTTCAACAATGTTATAGTCTTTGTCAAAGCATACGATGTTCTTTGCAATCTCCGTCCAATCCTTGAGATCATCAAGGTTTTGTCCTTCAAAATTCTCAATTCCAATGCCGTCGACGTGGGCTTTCACGCAATCCATAATCTGTTTCGCAAATTTATGCATAATATCAAGCCTCCCTTACTGCAATCAAATTACTGTTCTGAACCTCGATAGCCTGTGCGGACGTATTCTGCACGGCTACGGTACTGCAACAACCGCAAGGCACATCAACGTAGGCCTGTGCTGATACATTAAAGAAATTCTCAACTGCGGCTGGCGTTACGATCATCTTTGTTGACTGCAAAGGCTCTCCGTCAACCGCGATTGCAAGCGAAATCTCTTCAACTGTGCCGCCTGTCGGGATCTGAATGTTGCCGGAATACGATACAAGGAATCTAGCCTTGCACTGATTGGTGATACCTCTTAGCTTTATAATTCCACTTCCCTGTCTGTGTACGATACATTTTGTTCCGTTTACTGCCGTTTCTGTGAATGCCACATCTTCTCCAGCAGCAACAGTTTGTAATGCAATTCCTGTTACTTCCATTATTTTTACCTCTCTTCCATAAAATAAGGGCAAACATTATAGTCTGCCCTTTGGTTATAAGTAATACTGCATAGCAGACATGATTGAGTTAAACTCAATTAAGATACTCAATTATTCAGTTTTAGCAGCCACATCCTGCGTTGCATCCGCATCCATATGCATAAGCATTAGGATTAGGCACAACATATGCCGGAATAGCAGACGGATTCACTGCATTGATAATCTGCTGTGTCTGAGCTGCCATCTGAGTTGTAAGTAATGCACTCTGACGATCCTGTGAAGCCGCTCTGCGAAGGTCATTATTTTCTGCCTGTAAGGAAGAAATTTTCTCATTGCAGAGATAATCGAGAATAGCGCGTGTTCCTGCATTCTGGCTGTCGATAATGTCTCTCGTGTTGCTGTTCATGGTGTTCTGCAATGCGCAAGTGTTAGTTGCCATGTTGTAGTTTACACCTTGGATAGCTTCTCTTGTTTCACAGCAACAGTTAGCAAGCTGTGACTGTAATGCGTTTGTATTCTGCATATTAGCGACTGTATCAGCGTTGATAGCCTGCTGAATTCCGAATCCGGTCTGCAAAATGTTTGTGTTGATGCCATTCATGCCGGTTTGCACTGCATAGAATCCGTCACAAATTCCGTTTGTAATGCCATCAAGTTTTGACACAACCGCCTGATTATCAAATCCGCGCTGGATTTCGCTTCCGACACCACCATTCATTCCGTTTCCTCCGAATCCGTTACCGAATCCGCCCCATCCGAAGATAGCAAAGATAACGATAATGAACCATAACCATGAGCCTTCTGCGCCCCATCCGTTGTTATTTCCGTTTCCGTCAATGTTCGCAACAAGTGGAACGGATGCACAATTACCTGTGTTAAACATAGAATTTACCTCCATAATTCATTTTTATATACATAATCTTGCAAGAATTAGTATCACATTCCTAATTGGCTTTTAAACGACTCAAAAGCCTTATCTGCGTCAATTCCCTTTTCTTTGCACAAATTCCTAGCCATCTGCTCGATGCCCTTGGAATCTCCCTTCTGTGCCATCTGCATAGCATTTCTAGCCATAGGGTTGCTCATTACGTTGTTATTCCCCATCATTTGTTGTAAAAACTGCTGTGGGTTTCTCATTCCCTGTAACATCTGCATAGGATTCATTAAGACTCACTCTCCTTTTGTGTTCGTGAAGATTTTCTTTGCGTTTGTGAAGATAACTTATCTTCCAACTCTTCCATCTTTCCAAACAAGCAATCCAACTTGTCAGTAATAGCCTTTGTCGCATCATCAGATAGCCCTATTTCAATTCTTTTATCATCGCTTGAAGAATCTGCCATCTGCTCATTAAAAGGCTTGTAAACGGTCTTTCTGATTGTTCCATTGGCATCCCATTGTTTTGCAACGATTGCGCTCATGTCCTGCATCGGGAAAAACGCAACGCTTCCATCCATAGGCACATCATTTGCCATGATTGCTGACTCCGACTGCACTACTTTTCCTTGGATTCCAAGGAACTGCGGTTGCATCTGCGGAATCTGCGGCTCTGGCTGTTGAAACCTCTGCATTGGGTTGTACTGATATGCGGCATAGCTTGGGTTTGGGTTAAATGCCATATTCTGATTTTGCATCTGATACATTCTCTTCCTCCAATACTTCCTTGATTGCGTGAATCATCGCTGACTGATACACAAGCGGAACCTTTGACACATCTTCTCTTGTTAAGATTTTTTCAAGAATTTCATCTGTAAATAACATTCCGCATCCCTCCTATGCTTATATTTTTGCATAAAAAAATACGGTTCTTCCGCAAAAAATAAGCAGAAAAACCGCATAAAAAAAGAACGCTCAATGCGTCCAAACTTCCATAGTAATCATATTCAATTAACTTTTAGCACTTGTACAAGAAACTCCTTTCTTTAGTAAAATCAAGGCTTCCGAGCCTTTTTTGATTACCTTTTGATTACTTTTTGATTACTCTCTTTCCCCTAATCTATAGAAAACCTTGATTTTATGCGGTTTTCTGAAAGCCAATAAGGGGACTCGAACCCCTGCACAAAGCATCAACTTTTCAGTGTTTATGCGGTTTGTAGCGTTTTTACTTTGATTACGTTTGATTACTTTTTTCAAAATAGTAATCAAACGACTAACTTGTTCGTGCTTTGAAGTCTGGTATACTACTCAAAATATCTGACTTTTTCTCGATAGATCTGCGGTTTCTGTGGTAGTGTTCCTCTGTAGTTCCTAGGCTTGCGTGCCCCATCTGTCCGAGGATCAACCGCTCGTCAATATTGTTGTCAAGAAGGATGGTTCCGTATGTCTTTCGGATCTTATGTGGAGACTTTCGATAGATTCCTAACTTATCGCACAATCTCTGTAATCGCATTCTTACACAATTCGCATTCAAGCGCTCTCCATTTTCTTTAATGAACACAAATTCTTCAAATGGATTCGTTTTTCTGATCCTATCACACAACCACTCGTAGTCCTTTGGGATGATAATTGTTCTTGCCCCAGCTCTCGTCTTTGGGAAATCCTTTATCGCAACCGTATATTTTGCATCATCCTCTCCACGATACCTTGTTTCGGTTCGCCGAACCTTGACCGTATTACCGTCAAAATCATCATGTTTTAGGCACACAACCTCTCCGATTCTCATTCCGGTCACGAACATTAGAAGTATTGCTATGTTTGATAAATCAAGGTTGCATTCCAAATATTTAATCATAATATCAGTTTCATTCTCGTCAAAAACCTCTTCGTAATCTTCCTTGATCGTTCGTTTGAAATCGGAATCAGATGTATCAAGCTCCTCAAACAATTCTTCAACATTAAAATCAATCAACTTCCGCTTTTTGGCTCGTTTCAGAAACCCTTTGGTTATCCCTTTTAGTCCGGAAAACGCCTTTGCCGTCAAGTTAAACTTCGGAATCTGTTCTTCAAGGAAATCTCCCCATTCATCTTCCGCTATTGATTTTATGTGCCTTTTACCCATTTGTTTAAAGTGCCTTTGATAAAAGTTGCGATTCCTTTGGTGCGTTGCATTTCCAATCTTGTTCAGTGCCAACCGCCTGTCGTTCCACTCTTCAAACACTTCATCAATGGTTGGATTTTCTTCTTGAATCTGTAAATAATCGATAACCTCATTTTCAATATCGACCCTATCTTTTTTCTTAAGTAGCCTTCTCCCTTTCTCCTTGCATGGAATATAGGTTCTCCAATACCCATCTTTCCCTTCCCATATATCATATGGGTGTTTCTTTAGTATCTTTTCTCTTTTGTTCATTTCAACTTGTTCTTGCACAAGTGCTATGTCGAGAATACCATTTTCGACGGCATATTTCAATAACTCGTTTTCCTGCAATTCATCAAATTATCCTTTCAATTTTGTCTTTTATCGCACGAACGCGATACTCTATCGTTCTTAGTGATAGATTTTCTTTTGTGGATATTTGCTTTTGTGAAAAACCACGGCAGAGAAGAGAGAAAATCCTCTCCTCTTCTTCCGTGAAATTGGCATTTTCTTTTATTTGTTCAAGTTCTGGCTTAATGAATTTTGTAAATTTCATAAGCCATTTCTCCTTATTTTATTGGTTGATATTTATATGTTTTCAATATTAAAAACATAAGAATAATTGATAAAATCTATAAAACTATTGTTGACTCCATATTTCCTTATCAAGAATATATTGTCTGATAAATCTATCTGCGTATTGTGGATGTATCATTGACCTTGCTATTTTTGCATTTTCTGCCCCTGTTTTTGCATAATGCTCTTTTTTCATTGTTCTTATAGCGTCCTTACATTCGATAGCGTTATAACTAATTGGCTCAAAAATAAGATTGTTCTGTGGCTCGCAATTCAAAAACCAATATTGCGTAGGCTTTTTAAAGTAATCTCCGCTATCTCTCCTGTCTCTATCAATTACTGCCGGGGAATAACACCAATACCGCCTTAAAAAATGCTCTTCTGAATAAGGGTTCTCCATTACCAGCTTTAATCCTTTTCTCATGCAAATAATAAACAATTTGTTTACCAAATCATACATAAGTGAAACTTCTTTAAGCAAATTCATATCAAATTCGCATTTTTCTTCCAAAGACCATTTTTTCTGACTTGTCGACTGCCCTCTGAACCACAGCATTATCTGATTTTCAAACCTTATGCAAGGGAAAAATGCAAATATCAAATCATCTGGACTTATCCTATCGAATAAACTCGGTTCGTCTTGATACCCCCCCTCTATCTCTTTAAAAAGGTCGGTAACATAGTCGGTTTCGTTAAATTCATTCTGAATATCATAGTCGTAGGCTTCAATTCCATACTTCTTGAAAGCATTCTTGAATGTTCCTGACTGTTCAAATAAACAATGTACTATCATTCTAAATCTACCAAAAGGAAACCTCGGTTTTATGTGCGCACAACCTATTCCTTTCTTTGATTTTCGGTTAGTTGTTATATCTTTTTCTTAATGTATTCTGCACCTTATCCATTCCCTTAATTCCACCGACAATAAAAGCTATTTCTGCTCTATTTTCTGTCGCTTTTGTTTCTGCTTCCATGTCGTGCAGTCCGTATTCAGTCTGAATAATTTCATTTGCAGTAATTCTTTTTAATATTTCTTCACATTTCTTCTTGCTTAAAATCTTCACTTTGAATCACCCACTTTCGTATCATCAACAACCTTGATTTTTCTGCCACAAGCATTACAGTAAATATCAATTCCTGTCGCATAATTAATCCTCATTCTCCCGCACTCTGTGGCATAAATTGGGAAACCATGGGGCGTGTGAGTAACATACCATTTGCATTGTTCCTCTTTCTTATCATTGTTCACTCTGTATCACCTACTTTCAATAAATCCACAAACCTTTAAGTTGCAACCTCGGTTTACCGAGGATTCGTTATTCCTTTCTTTCTTCTAAAATTTCATCCAAGCAGGCATTGTACCCTGCATTCATCAATGTCTGGTTGCTTTCGCTCTCTGTACCAATCGTGCGTTTATGCTCTGGCAATTCTCGGAGCGGACACCAATCCGGCTTCTTTCCGTTTGGTACAAATTTTCCTGTCGCGCAGCACAGGTATTCGTCATCATTCTCTGTCTCATAGCACAATGTGCATTTCTGGCACACCTGTTCCGGCATATCCATAACCAATACTGCTTTAGCCATACCATCACCCTTTCTTTTTAGGCTTAAACTTAAAAACATCATTTTTCTGACGGCTTACCATGCTACGATAGCCGTTCATTTTACTAGCTTTGCTCTTACTCATACCTCACACTCCTTCCGGTTTCTCACACCGCTCAAATTCGATCACCCATACCCACGGGTTTGCATCCCAACTGTAACGATCAAGATCAGATTTCTTGATGGTTGAATCCCAAAGGTCATGAAACATACCTTTTACGAACTCGTCTCCGACGTATTTTAAAGGTTCTTCTTCAATTCCTTCTTTCACACACCCTTTTCCGTCAATATCCTGCAACCGCTCTGCCCTCACATTCGTAACCTTAAGCCAGATACGTGCGGCTTCTTTCGGCATGTGGATGGATGGGTGCCACTTCGTAATATCGGCAATATCATCTCTTTGCCAATCTTCATAATAATAGTAACCATTCAGTGCTCTTTTCCACGTTTCTCGGACATACAGGATATCGCCCGGACAAATAGGACAAGTTCTTTCTGCTATGCTTAACTGCTCCGTATGCTCCTTATCAGCAAAGTTATGTACTGCATAAGTCCGACTGTCAGCATTGTAAAATTCCATATCCGGCACAGTACACTCATTGGCATCTTTGCAAATTCGCCTTGTGCAAGTCTTCCTTCCGTCCAGAATTGCCCTCACCATTTCGGTACTAATTTGTTTGTTGAATAAAATCGATTTAATTGGCATCTACACCACCTCATCTTCCCATTATGTCAGGGGATTTCTCCCATGAATTTCTAAACGCTTTTGTTCGAAGTTCTTTATTTTCTGCCCTTAACGCTTTATTTTCTGTCAAAATCTTCTGCAATTTGCAATCCTTTTTATGCTCACATCTTGTGTCCGCAGAATACTCGGTACACATTCTACATAATTCTATGCTTGTCACTTTACTCCACCGCCTTTCACAATCTGGATTGCTTTGCCAAATGCTTCAAATCTTCCCTGGCTTCTCCCATCATCGTAGATCTGTTCGCCGTCTCCGCATCCGTCCTCGTCGCAATCATCTGGTCTGTCCTGCTCTGCTTTCTTCAATTTTCCCAACTGTTCCAGAACCTTGTCTACATCATAAGCCGTCGGATATTCTTCTAGTAAATACAATACTGCATTTGTATTTACTAAAGTTCCATTGCTTAAAGTAACCGATTTTAAATCTTTCTTTAGTGCATCTGCATCAATCAGTCTCATCGTTTTTTATCTCCTCTTTTCAAATAATCAAAAATCTCATGTCCAATCATCGCTACAACTGACAGAACGCAAAAAAGTTTAACTCCAAATTCTGTTAGAATATCTAACCTAACGGCTATAAGTATTAGTAGAAAGAAATTTATGTACGATTGAAACATCATTCTTCATCACTCCTTTCAATTTTCCTGCCGCATACAGGGCAGAATTTAGACAGCTCCCTTTGAAACGCATCTATTCCAAAATCATAACCGCAGCACTCTGTAATTCCATCAATTATCCGAGTTTTTTCATTGTTTCGTTCCACAGCCGCCCGACATTCTTCCAGTGTGCCGATTGCGCGGTACTGTTGTACTTCTTCAAGTGCCTTGATTGCTACTCTAGTAGCTTTCGCAACTCTGCATTCCCCATATTCACAATTAAGCGGGCTGTCTGTGCCTTGTGCGCATTCATAACAACTGTCTTTCTTCAATATCTTAATTGCTTCACTCGCTGTCATATTATTCCTCGCTTTCCAACAACTCTGGATTGTCAAAAATATTACCAATAACTTCATATTCCGTATCATATTCAAGCCTATGTTTATAATATTTTTCGTTAGGAATTGTACATATAATTTCAAAATCTCTAAATGTTATAAGCGTATTCACCTTGCTATTATTTATTTTTACAATGTCATTCTCCCAAATCAGATTGCCGTTCTTGTCCTTAAGTCCGGTGCACTGGCAGATGGTTCCCGGAAATACCGAATAAAAAGTAATGTCCTCTCCGTCCCATACCTCAATTTCTTCAATCTTGCCATCTTCACCGTAACTCGGCACTCCCTGTACCCATTCCCCATTATCAATCCGCTTTCCACGGAATAAAAATCTATCTTCCATCCTTCACCTCATCTAATCCATCCAACGCATAACAGCCGCTTAAGCCTTTCAGCTTTACAACTACGGTTCCGCATACACTATACGGCTCACTTGTAACTTCAAAAATCTTGCCTTTATTTTTCTCTGACACATAGTATTTGTCGTTCATTACTACTTTCTTTCCTTTAATCATTGATTTTCCTCCATTTCTTTCAGCTTGACTTCTGCTTCCTCACGAGTAAAGAATACCGATTTATTAATTTCGCAAATGCTGCATTGTTTAGCTACGCTTTCACGTATGTAGTACGCCTTATCACTACAATTCTCGCAAAATCCTCTAAAACACATTCCAGACCGATTACTTTTGTTTTTTCCGCAACAATACTCGATGGAATACACTGGTGCATCTTCACTGATTGGCAACCGCAGAAACAATCCCTGTTCATCTGCATCCTCGTAATCCGCCAACTTCTCCATTGCGCAATAACCTTCTTCACAATTGGAATAATATGAATTAGGCTTTTCGCCATAGCACTGATACAAGGTTTTTAATGTTTCTTTCTCGTAATTCTCTTTTACTAAGATTCCATCCGCTGTCCGTTCTGTTAATCTCTCCATGACTATCCCTCACTTTCTGCCAGCTTTGCCATTTTCCAATCGCTTATATCGCCACTTCCGCGCGCACTCCAAGATGTTGCTCCGTATCCCCATGCGTACACTATTCCGTTCTCGTATTTTGCAAAATATCTTTTTTCCCACGAATTTTTTTCGCTATTTCTTACCAAAATCGGCGTATCGACCGGAACTTTACTCCAATCAACAGGCGGCTCAACATATTCTGAATTAAGCCATTCGCGGAAATTATATGTACTTCCTTTGCACGAATCTGATTCATAAAAATCGCACTCTTCACATTTAATTTCTTCGCAAATTGCAGGCTTTCCATTTTTTAATCCAAACAGTGCTGTGTTTGCCGCAAGTTCTATAATCTCATTTCCGTATTTTTCTTTATTTGTCATATTAAACCTCCAAATCGCATACAAACTTAATCTCATTCGCCAAACTCTGCGCTATCATCGGTACAGTCAACTGAAACTGCTTGTAATTAGCCAATGTGTCGATGTAGTCAATAAACTTGTCCGTGAACTGCTGTAACTGCTTCACAGACAGCTTAAATTCCTTTTTCAGAATCGTAAGCGTGAGCGCGAAATAGTTAAACAATGACGCGCTGGAAAGTCTGTAGGCTTCACGCTCGATACAAAATCCTTTCTTGGCATATAAGACCATTAACTGCCGCTGCGGAATCTGTTCAACTTCTGTCTTGGTATCAATGTCGTATTTGTCTTTCAGGTAAACAGCCAAGTCCTTTCCGTTCTTCCCGCCGCATGATGCTTCATCCAAGTAAGATTTCAAAAAATCCTGTAACCGGATGATTCTTGTCTGTCCGAATCCGAATTTGTCATGCAGAATTATGTACCCAATCACGACAAAATCTTTGTATGATTTTGATATAACCTTATCAGCATTGCGCTTTTCAAAGTCGTTTCGCCCAATAATCCGCATTTCCTGTTTTGTGTAAAATGTCGGCTTTTTATTCCGTCTCAACGCATTGCTCATTTCTTTGATTTCTCCTTTCTGTATGTGATTTCCAACCATGCAAAATGACTCAATACAAGCTGTCTTGCGCGTTCTTCAATCTCCATGCCTTTGTATTTGTTTATCAATGATTCTCCGGCTTTTACAACTTCATCCCACCAAGAATCAGTGTTGTCCGGTGAATAGTATTTCTGAATGAATTGCCAATAATCCATAAATACTTGCCATTCTTCCGAACCCTTTTCAATCTTTGCACTTGCCATAGCCACTACCTCTAAAATGGACAATTACCATTGTATGGCTTGAATCCGTCCCCACGTTCTTTCTTTTTTATTTCCGCAACAACATCATCAAGCGGTTTTTCGATTTCAACAAACTTCATGTGATCTCCATCAAACTCCATTGCTTCGCGCATTGTCATTCCCTGCCTGTTCTTCTCGATTTTTACACCCTTGGCTCCCTTGTCATTGTCTGACAGATTCCACAGCATAATTATGTTTGACGCATCCTGTTCGATTGCCCCGGATTCCCTCAACTCTGCCATGGTAGGCTCTTTTGTGTCTCTGCTTTCGGAAGCCCTTGTTATCTGTGAAAGTGCTATTACATGTGTATTTAAGTCTCTTGCAACCGATTTTAAACCTCTTGAAATTGATGCTACTTCTTCATTTCTTCCGGAATATCTGTTATCCGGCATAAGCAATTGCAGATAGTCAACAACGATAACGTCAAAGTTTTGGTGTCTGCATTCTGACTTTATCTCTCTCGGGGATACAGTCCCGGATGCCACCCATAATTGATAATCGCTCATCTCTTCATTTGCTTGGTTAAATTTTTCCTGTTCATCACCGAGAAATGCTTTTGCCCTTCTGATTCTCGTTAAGCCGATTTCCGCAAGTCTTGAAATAAATCGCTCATACACTTGCTTATCGCTCATTTCCAAGTTAAAATATGCAATTTTAAGCCCTTTCTTTGCCATATTTCCGATAATCTGTGTTGTGAGTGCGGATTTTCCGACTGCCGGTCTTGCGGCAATTACTGTTACATCACCGCGTTCAAGATCGCCAAGCGCATCATCAAGTTGCGATAACCCGATTTTTATACCACCCTCTCCAACGCTTTCGTTGAAATATTTGTCTTTATTCTCAACTGAAATCTGCTTAATTGGTTTTAGCTTTACTTCTTTCCCCTCTTGCAAATGTTCAAGTCTTGTAAGAAGATCGCTGATTGTATCATCAATGTCACATGGTTTTAAGCTGGATTTCTGATACATGTCACGAACCGTTCTTACTTTGTATTCTTTCGCAACCGCATCGGCATAGCTTTTAACCATAGTTGAAGTGATTGTTCCGGTAATGCAGGATTTCATCAATTCGCTAATCTGTTCCTGCGTGTATTTGTGATTCTCGAGTGCCATTGATAAAGACATTGGGTCAATGCTTTCATTCCGGTCATACATTGCAAGCATTTCCTTGTATGTGTCCTGCGCGAAATCCGAACTAAACATTTCCGGTTTCAGTGTTCGCCAGATGCTATTTAGCACATCATTGTCAATCAGTACACACCCGATCACTCCAAATTCTGCTTCTGTCAATTGCAATCACCTCGTTTCTCCGCAATCTGCAACCAATAATCACAATCATTTTTCAGCCAATCAACATATTTTGGAATGTACCGAAAATCCTTATCGTCTGGATTCTTTTCTTGATAGTCACTCAAATATGCTTCTGTGGCTTTGTATAACAGCCGTGCAATGTCCGGTTGGTTCTCTTCGATAACTTCTAGCACCTTATCCATCCAAGCCGTTTTAGAGGTACTGTACGCTGTTTTCTTGGGGTATATACTAAAAGTCTTTTTCCATGCATCGTCAAAATCAAACAAATCTCCGGAATCGGGCGACAGCGAATTTTCTTTTATATTTTCTTTCTCTTTATCTTCTTCTTTTTCTTCTTCTTTATCTGAAACAGCGACGTCAGACGATTTATCGGGCGATTTTTGCTCAATTAGGTTCTTCTGCTTCTTTCTACGATTCTGCTGATATAGCCTGTCACGTTCCTTTTTCTTCTCATAAGCGTCAAGCGTTTGATGCTTATTCCAATTCGGAATCGTTATCACGTTGTCAACAACTTCAATCATTCCAAACTCTTCAAATGTCTTAAGCGCAAGCCTTACCGTGTTCAAATCTCTGCGAAAAATGGTGGCAAGCATTTCATCCGTGAACGGCAGCTTGTTGCTCATCATAAACACGCCGTTGTTATTCTGTTTTCCGGCAAGAATAAGAAGTTTGAACCAAATCGTAATGATGCTATCCGCACTCGGCATACTCTCAATCAGCAGAATCTTTTCATCATCAAAAACATCTGTTGCGATCTTAATCCACTTGACTTCTGCCATTTAATCACTCTCCTCATATGTATTTTCAGAAATCAAAGTCATAAACTTCTCATACTGTTTTTCAGAAACTTTGTTACCCTGTTTCTCCGGCTTTAAACGGATTTCAAGGTGCTTTTCAGCGATATGCGATAATTCCTTGGCAAGAGTCTTTTTGCCTTGCTTAATGCCGTCATAATAGCCTTTTGCCGGACGGTAATCATCAATCTTAACTTTGCCCTCGCCCTGTGATCCACTCGTCTTATTCCGAAGCTGATAGCCATTATTTGCACAAAATTTGACATAATACCGCTCACGCTCATCAAGTTTATCTATCGGGCAGTGTACTGATGCTACATTCCATCCATATGGATTATCCTCTGAATAAAGTCCATGAGACTTTAAGCTAAGGTCTATGTGCTGATACCCAGAAAGGTGTTGTGACAATCTGGTTAAAATGTGCTTTGCCTGCCCCACGTAGGCATATCTAAACCCATTTTCGTCCTGCCTTGTCAAAATATAGATTCCGCTTGATTCATCAAGCCTTGGATTCAATGCAAGCCATTTCTGCTTGTTTTTAGCTTCGATGGCTTTCGCCTGTCTAAATTTCTTATAATCCAACTCAATCACTTCCTCTCCAATGGCTTCATGCTCATTTGAGCCACAAACTTTCCGTAGCTCATACCAGAAGCGCGTGCCATATGATTCACAGCCTTGATTGCATCGTCCTTTTTCTTTGGCTTTCTCAAGCGTTCTTTAACTTCATTGCCGATGCAGTCTTGGCAATCAACTTTTCGTTCATCTATCGTCATAAACAACCTGCCACATTTCGGGCATATTCTTGTATACACAATTCTTCCAGCCTTTTTAAAATTTCTAAACTGTGCAAATCTTTTGGCACATTTTGGTCTACAGTATTTTTGATCTGGTCGCTTCGGCTCAAATTCAGCCATACAGTATTCACATAATTTCAATTTTTACCTCCAATCTTTTGTAAGGGCGGCACGGTAAACGCACCGCCAAGACATGGCTTTCAATAAGGTTTGTGATAACTATTCGCCAAACAAGATAGTTTCTTTTAGGCTTTCGCCAAGGTGTTTCAACCTAATTATTCATCAATTGCTTCGAGTTCGTAATCCTGTAAAGCGGCATACTCATCTAATCTGTAATCGGAAATCTGTTTTCCCGGAGAATATGCCGATTCTTTTGCGCAATATGGCACATCATTGGTTTCTAATGCAACAACGATTTCTCCCGGTTTAAAAAACCCATAATCATCACTAATAACTCTGCACTTTGTTCCTTTTTCCATGCTTTCTCCTTTCAGAACGGACAAAGGTTCATATCAACCTCTAGCCCTTTCTCTGCAACATAAACATTCGCTCCATATTCAATTGTTTCTTTCGTTCGTTTTAGGAATAACGCGGGATCTCCGCTTGTGTCCGATAAGTGTATTAAAACGACATTCCGTAAAGCCGGGTTGTCGTTCGTCTGAATAAATTTAAGTGCCGTATCAAGGCTCATATGCCCTCGTAAACGGTGTTCGTAATTTGGCTCATTCCGATTGACAAATTGCATATCGTAATTGGCTTCACAAAGAATGTGATTAACCATCTGGTTCGAAAAATCGTATTTGCAATATTCCAAGTCGGTCAAGAATAACAGCTTGCCCATTTCCTCATGCTCAATTAAATAGCCGTAGCACTCTATTTCTGTATCATGCGGTACATTAAAGGGAGTAACCGTAAAACTGCCGATTTGCCGTGTTCTGCGTGGCGGAATGGCTATTGTACGCTCTCCTGTAATGGTTTCAAGTGCTGTCTGCGTTTCAAATGCCGTATAAACCGGAATGCCGGATTTCATAAAATCTTTTATGTATCGTGCATGGTCTCCATGTTCGTGGCTCACAATGCAACCGACAACATTTGCTATTTTCCAATCAATCATCTTCTTAAAATCAAGAAATTTGCATCCTGCTTCGATTGCAAGGATTTCTCCATTGTCGGCAATTAAGGCGTATGAGTTTCCGGAACTGCTTGAATTCAAAACTCTGAGTTTCATACCCTACTCCAATTCTTCCTCTGCCGGAAATTGAAAGATAGCATTGCTAATGCATTCTATTTTTGACGGCTGATTTTCTGTTTGCACCATAATTCCGCATTTCTTTAATCTTTCAAATTCCCTTGCCACATCTTCCGAAATATCAACATTCTGCATTACGATAGGCGTACCGATATATGCATCTCTAAGCATTTCCATAGCCTTCTTTGCTTTTTCTTCGGTGGAATATTCAGCAATTCGCATGTCATCAGTAAGCGACTCAACACCTGTTAAGTTTTTGTTCAGGAAATAAATCCTTGACCTGAATCTCTGAATAATCACCTCTTCATATGGCATATCAAGCGTTCCGTCCTGCGATATAATTCTCATAGAAAACCTCCTAATCTTTCATAAAGTCCGGTACATCCGCATCGCCACACGGGGCATTGTCGGCTTCGGTATGTTCCGGCTCAACTGCTGCACTGTCGGTCACTTCGGATTCTGCTACGACAAACGGCTCTGAATTGGCGTTTTCCGCAATTTCTTCCTGCGTCTGCTGATAAGTTTCATCTATCTGCATAAGAGACTGTTTTGCAATAGCATTAAGGTCTTTTGGATGCTTCTTAATTGCATTATTGCGCATCTTTCGGACGATCATGGATTCCGATGTATCAAGCCATGCGGCACTCATGTATGGTTTCGCAACTTCACATGCAAGCATATCTTCAATAGTCTTACAGTCTAAAAGTGCTTTCAGAATTTCATTTTTCTTTTCTGTGATAGCTTTCTTTTCTGTTTCCGTTGCATCATAACGTGTCTTTTTACCGCCTTTTACAAGTCCGAAAGTCTCATTCAGAAGATTATTGCGAACATGAGCAAAAAGGTTTCCTTTTACGCTTTCACGCTCTGCTATCATATATTCAACTTTCCCATCTTTCATTTCCACCGGGTAAACAACACGGATAACTCTCTGCGAAAGTCCTTTTTCTTCCCATTCCGGCGGCGTAACTTCAATTCCTTTATGCTTTGGATATGTAAAATCGTCACCTTCTTTCACAAGCCATACCGGATATACCTTTTTAACATCAACACCAAAGTTTCGAAGAAGTGCATCATTTCCGTCTCCTTCGATCCCCATTTCTACTTCCTTGTACCAATTTCCATTTGCATCCTGTCTGCTTCTCAACTGGAAGTAGCACTCCCTCGGCACTGCATTGGCATTAAGTTGAAGGCTTGATACCTGTCCGATAACCTGTCTCAAATTAGATCCATTCAAGTTACTCATAGCGGCTTTGCTAGATGTAACAAGGTTGTAAATAGCGCTCATAGATGCCATGACGCACTGCTTAGAATAATCATTAAGCACAAGCCCATGCTCTGCAAAGTCACGTTCCATAAGCCCTATGTACTGGTTCGTATAATAGGAAAGTTGTGTATTCATTTCCTGTTTTCCCTGCGTAGATACTGCCGTATTTTCTGCCATAATTATTTATCCTCCATTCCACTTAAAAAGCTTGAAGAGCTTCTGCCACGCGTCTTTTTTGCCCTTTTCTTAATATTTCTTTACCATCCTCGGACAGCTCCTCTTCACTTACTCTCTGTAAAACAAGGTTGTATTTCTCCTCTCCAAGAACTCTCCTTAATGCTACCAAAAGAGTTTCAAATTCAGCCATGATAACCGGCTCTCTTCCGTCTACTTCTATTGTTCCAAAATCTGATTTAATCATATCTATTCCTCACTTTCTTAATATCTTAAAATCTTAACATCGTTATCTTCATAAAAATTATTGAACCGCTCATTTAACAGTTCTAATTTCTTCTTAAGAATTTCCTTTGTTTCATCCGCACATCGGAAAAGATTTTCGCTTTTGAGCTTTAATTTTTCAATTCCCAATTCGCAACAATTAAGATACCACGCATCTCCGCAACCGCAAATTTTATGTATGCAAATGTTGATTCCGTGGTCTTGAGTTCTGAAAATCGTTCCACTTTCCACCGGTTCTCCAAACTTTGCATTGCTGATCAGTTTCATGCACATCCCTCACTTTCATCATACTTCCTCACAACCGCCATCTTATCAGCACCGTAGGTTTCTACCCACTTCATATCCACGGTTTCATCCATAACGGTCAGCTTTGCACCCTTGGCATTTACAACCATGTCACCGGCTTTTACATTATCCTCGGTACGATACACATAGCTTCTTGTGCTGTTTGGGAATTTTGCTTTGATATACTGCATAATTACCTCTCCTTTTTCACATATCCATTTGACAAATTTTCAAGAATACGCAAAAGTCTTTCGTTGGTTTCTGTGACTTTTCTAAGTTCTCCTTCAAGGCAATATTTATTACTCATAAGTTCATCTACCTTTGTTCGCAAATCCGAGTTTTCAGCCTTCAATTTTTCAATATCATCCATGTACACGACCTCTCTTTCCTTTATTTCTCATATCTTTCTCGCAATACGGAAGAGAACAATGTCCGGCTCTTCCCCAGAACCCCTTACTTGCACTCTTCCAACGCTTGCACGACATACACCGTGCATCCGGCTGTGTGATGTTGTTGCTTGTCTCTACTCTTGACATCCTACACACCCTCCACTTTCAACTGCTTGTCCTCTGAAACGCTCAAAAGAATTAACTGCGCGTCCATATCCGGCACATTAAATTCATTCAGCGATTCTGCGTTATCAACGAAAATAGGCACGCTCACACCGTATAACTCGCTCAATGAGCGGATAATATCGAGTCCTGCTACAATTCTGTGGCCACTGTTCAAAGTCGAATACGGAACGCCATTTACAGTACACTCACAGCAATCTTTCATGCCGCCATTTAACTGCATTTCAAAGAGTTTGAAATTAAAATGGCTGTTGATAGATTCAGAAACCTTATTCAGCTTGAAGCGGATGAACTCTTCCAGTAAGTAAAGCATCTGTTCCTGGTCGGCAACTTTCTGTCCGATCTCTTTTTGCTCGTCACGAAGCGTTTCGATACGATCATCAATCGCAACATTGTTAGCCGCCTGCGCAATAACCTTGTTCACTTCGTCAAGCTGACTCTGCAGATCGGCTTTCTCGGCTTTCAAATCAGTAACAACCTTGTCTGCGCCCTCTGATTCAAGCTTTGCAATATCAGCAAGAATCTTGTCATGCTCTGTTTTCAGCTTCACATACTCTTCATTCTGCGAATAATCAGCTTCTGCCGGGATCTCGGATAACTGCTTTGCATAATCATTCTGCTTTGCAAGTGCCTTGGACTCCTGCTCTTTGAGTGCCACAATATCTTCCTGCAACTTGGCGTTTTCCTTTGTCAATCGCTTAATATCAGCCTTGCAAGCGTTGCCCTTGTCAATCAGACCTTTAAGTTTTGCGCCCTTTGCATCATCAAATGCCTTGCGTGCATCCTCTAACTGCTTGTCCGCGCGTGCCTTGGCATCCGCCTTTTTCTGCTCAAAATCAGCCTTTAACTGCTCAATCTTATTAGCCGGTAACTGCTGCCCGCATAATGAACAAACAGTGCTATTTTCGTCAAATACCCACTTGGATTCATCAAAGAGATACGGCGTTTCATCAAATGCCTTGGAAAATTCTGCATTGTATTCAACACCAAGATTTTTCCGCTCTGCATCTGTATCGAAAATTGTCTTCTCATTTGCCTTGATCTGATTTTCCGCAGACTGAATCTGATTATGTAAGTCATTGAACTCTCGTGTTGCATCATCCTTGGCACTGTCAAGACCTCTACGTTTTGCGGAAAGTTCGTCATTCATGACCTGCATAATGCCGGACATATCAAATTGCAACTGCATTTCTTTTCCACGGAGTCTGTCAATCTCGGTTCCGGCATTTTCCATACGATCGTCAACCGCTTCAATCTTCCGCTCCAGGTCAGCCTTTAACAACTCCTGCTCTTCCACATCAACCTTGGATTTCTCGGCTTCATCAATACGCACCGGGATTTCAGCCTGTTTCTTCTTCCATTCGGATAACGCTTTGGAAAACTTGGCGCGAATATCGTCTGTAGATGGTGCTTTCTCCAATTCTCCAATCAGCGGCGTATACTTGGCATCTGTCTGTGCCAGTTCCACATCGGAAACCTCTGCAACAAGTTTCATCAGAATGTCTCTCTGATCTTTCCATTTCAGAGAAGGAAAATACTGTGGATTGGTCAGCATCTTAAACATTTCCTCACTCTGCGCCAAACCGGAAATATAAGCCTTAAATTCAGCTTCACTTTTCGGATAACCGTCAATCTCATAAGAATTTGGGTTTCCCTGCAATGATACCGTATTAGTTCCACGCTTCTTAACCCAATTCTGCTTCTGAACCTTGGAAAGTTCTACTTCTTTGCCATCAACTTTAATAACTCCCACAACCTTAATTTCCACGTTGTCAATGCGCTTTCCGTCCTTATCCAATGGTCTGACATTGAATTTTTCCTCGCCTGCACTGTTCTTGTTAAAAAGCAACCATGTAAATGCATCAAAAATTGTGGTCTTACCTACTGCATTCTGTCCTTTAATACTTGTCTTATTTGAGAAATTCACATCAAGGCTCTTAATTCCCTTGAAATTCTCCATATGTAACGACTTTAAAATCATTCGCATTATTCTACACCCCCACGATTCCTTTTATTGACAACTCATATGTAACTTTTTCCACAACGCGACCATCTTTACACGTTTTCTTGTATCTCCGGCTCTGTAATCTTCCGTATGTGCTTACCCTATCGCCTAAAGCAAGCGAGTCCGTATACTCTGCACACTTTCCCCATGCAATGCAAGTAATTAAATCCTCTTTCCCATTCTCTCTTACGTTTTTAAGCTTCACATCACAGATTTTCCGACCCAGTGGTGTTTCTCTAAGTTGCTTTTCCTCGATAATTCCATCAAGGCTTACTTCATTCAAAGGACCATCATCCTCTGGTTTCGTGATTGTATCCGCCATAACGTACATAAGAATGGCTTCCCCAGATCCTGTTTTTACGTGCCGGGTAATTATCTTTCCCTCGACACATACCGTTCCGCTAATTCCCGTATCGCTGATTTTTTCATCGAAAAGTACCGGAAGTATATCTGCAACACCGCTTCTTCTTTCAACTCCGATGAAAAATTTATAAAAAATCTTACCGCTTGATTTATGACTTTCCCTTGGTGCTGATACAACATCACCGATCAACGTTATTTTATTTTCCATGGTTTCCCCTTTCTATTTCTCTGTCAAGAACCTTTTCAAAGTTCTCTTTATCATTCTGTTTCTTTCGTTTCCCTGCCAAAAGTTCAGCAAGCATACGCTTTTCTTTCGTGGAACATCTCGTACCACTTATATACACAACGTCTACCATGCATCCTCTCTCATTCTGCGTTTTCTCTTAATTCGCTTGTCAAGTTCAGTTCTCTTTCGGTCTACCTCGTACCAGTAATACATGATTGCCGCAATTACTGCACCGGCTACAAATTTAATAGCCGCTATATTCCCTACCGCGCCCTCACTATCCATATAGCACGCGGCAACTAAGGAATACTCCATTGCAACCGCACCTATAATGAATTGGATTGCTTTTTTCATTCATGCCCCTTTCTGCCACTTTATAATTTAGTACCAATCAGAAACAAACGTTCCGAGTAACGGACATACAACAACATCTATAAAGCGCACATAACCATCTTCCATGGAATATGTAAAAGCCATTGCAGGTGTGTAAGTCGAATCTCCTGTCTGTATCTGCGCATCTCTTACATAAACTCCATATGTTGTTTCCTCGTCAACGAAAATGCTTGAAAAATTTTCCGCAGAGTCAACCTTTGCCAAATAGTTGTCACCGCTACGAATTACCCTTGAATTAACTTTCTGAAATTCAAAATTGCTCATTTTAATTCTCCTTTCCATTATGTGTTTCGTTTTCCTCGCCCTGCTCACTATGTTTCGAAGCAGAACTCTCAACCATTCCAAGAACATATCCTTTCTGAAAATCTGTCATATTCGGAATGGCATCACGAAGTTTTTCGACAACGCGCTTTTCCTTTTCACTCATTGAATTCACTTCCTTTCCATGATATAATTCCTTAAAAACTTAAGGAGATTTCCATATGCGCTACATACCTACTCGTCCACAATTGGATGATTTTTTCAACAAATCCGTCACAAACATCGAAATGCCTAGATACGAGGATGGAAAATCCCCGATCGAGATGTTGGAAGCTCAAACCACTTTTGTTGAGCAAACAAGCAAAGAACTTCACGATATTGCCGACTCTGCAAAGTTGCAAGCTGATTCAGCTAAAGAGATTGCTGAAAGTTCCAAAACGCAAGCTGATGTTGCATTAAAAACATCAAGCAAAGCGGATATTAAAGGTTGGATTTCTGTGGTTCTTTCTATCATATGTGCTTTAATGGAATTTGCTGTACATCATTCAGAAATAATTGATTTTGTCAAAGCTTTGGCAAAATAAAATGGCAAAAAATCTGAAACAGCAAAGTAAATGCTGAAAGTACTAATGCAGCATCTGAAACAGATGGTTTTTTCACTTTTGTTTCTCCTTTCATGCGCAATATCTGATTTCGTACTCTGATACGATTTTCGAAAAGATTTCACGCAATTTCTTATCATCCTCAATAATGTCCATTTTGTTCAATGCACTGATTTCTGTTTTCGTGCATCCGCTTTCTGCCATGCGCTCACGCCTGTTTCTGATTCTTCTACTCAAGTCGCATCCGGCACGGTGTTCAAGTTCTGAATACATTTCAGTCCTCAATACATTGAATTGACAATCTGCATTTCTCTGAATCCGGTTAAACTTGGCATTGATTTCATTTCTCCAATTATCAAATACCGGCTTCACCGCTTCTTTGATATGTTCAGTTGTCTCAATGGCTTTCTGCGCTGTGTCCTGCGCCTTGGCAATCTGCCTGTCTCTTTCCTTGTCAGCAAGTTCTTTTTGAACCATCTGATTAAGAAGCCCTTGCAATGCTTGCAATTCCGGAGATAACTGATCGTTGACACTTTGATGTACATTAAAATAGGAAGAAACTAATTTTCTTTGCACTTCCCATGCCAAATCATCCGTGAATGATTTGACCAACATCAGATAGCCCTGTTCGGTAATGAGTGCCGTTCCTCTTGGACTCACGGCATCAATTCCTACTGGACGAAATCCGTCCAATTCAGTATTTTCAAGGTCTGACGGCTTCAAAACGAAATAATCTTCGCCCTCAACAAAATGTTTCTTGTTTTCAGCGAATCTGTGTCTTGCTGTTCCGTCTGGTCTTTCATGAACTATGTCAATGTCCTTGAATGTAACCACTCTTTTACCTTTGTACTCTTTGATGGAAATATCTGCATTTCCAATGTGTACTAAATTATCCATATTTTCACTCCTTTCTGTGGTATAATTCCCTTATCATCAAATAAGGGAGGTGAAAATCTTTTGAAACAAAGAATCATAAATGGTTATTGTGAGCAACAGTGTTCTGATTATCAAGTTAAGGTCAATGTTATAGAAAGCAAAACTACTGAATCATCAGAAGAATACTGTGGTACTTATGATTGCAAATACAAGCGTGACGGCAATATTTGCAGTCAATCAAGTTGCTCTGTCCTTTCGTCAAACAATATTTTTGTTGGCGAAAAGATGTAACCATTATTCCCCGGACTTAAAATCTCACGTTCGGGGAATTTCTTCGTCTGCAATCTGTAGATTGATTGCCCCGATTTTTTCCTGATATATCAAGCAAACGGCATCAACAGTTAAATTAAATGCCTGTAAATCAAGCACCAAATGTGGAAGACCGTTTGGCTCCACAGAAAAATCAAGTTTTCTAATTCCTTTGATTTCATGTCCATCTACAAAAAGATGAATGCTTGACGGCGGCTCTCCCTCTCTTCTCGGCTTGATTTCAATTTTTTGTGGTTTGTGTTCCATTTTTTGCTCCTTTCAAAAAGTTAAACACTTTGAACTTCCAAGGTAAAAAAATAGTCCTGTATATCTTCCTCGGATAATTCGAGTAACTTAATGGCAGACAATATTTCTGTCTGCTTCCAAGGTCTTTTGCCATTCATCTTAAGAGATAAAGTCCTATCAGAACAACCGAAAGCCTTGGCAAAGTCAGATTGACTACCATATTTTTCAATAATACGCCCTCTCAATTTGCTATAATTAAAAGCCATTATTTCATCCTCCCTTCCTTGTTTTTAAGTTCAATGTTTTGAACTATTTTTATATTATCATTCAATAATCATTATGTCAATACAAAAGTTCAATTTATTTTACTTTTATAGTTTTGCTTATTGAACTTTTGTTCAAAGTATGATATATTATTATCAGAAAGGAGGTGCGATAATATGAAGGAAATAACATCTGACAGATTGACAACAGCGGAAAGACTTAATCAAATAATGAATGAAAGACATATAAAGCAAGTAGATATTCTCAATTTATCTTTGCCATATTGTGAGAAATTTAATGTAAAGATGAATAAATCTGATATTAGTCAATATGTGTCTGGTAAATCAGAACCAAGTCAAGACAAACTTGTTGTTTTAGGAATGGCATTAAATGTTTCAGAAAGTTGGCTTATGGGATTTGATGTTTCTCCGGCAAGAAAAGATAATCTTGCAGAAGCAGAAAAAGATATAGATATTCTGTGGAAATTCTCTTTGCTTGATGAAAGAGATAAAGAAGTTGTGATAGATTTAATAGATGTTATGTTGTCGAAGAAAAAGAAGAGGTAGGCTATTTGCCCCACCTCTCCAAAAATAATTTTATGAAAGTATGCAGGTACTCAACAGTTCCTGCATCTTTTATTTTGGAAACTGTTTCAATAATTTCTTTCTTTTGTCTTTCTGTCTCTCCCAACCTCAAAACCCCCAATCATGTGCCCTATGTAGCGATACGGATATTATAGAACGTATGTTCGGCATAGTCAATCCCCAATTATGGGCGGAGCCATGCCAAACCCCACCCATGCCAGAACTTGAAGTGTCCTTTCGGACAAGTCCATAGTATCACTGCAATATGCATGATTTCAACATTTTTCGGTCGCAAGTTTCGACAGAAAATGTCATTGCAGAGAAGCGGAGAGCTGTTTCTCAATCTCTTCTTGCACTTTTGCGCGCCAACGCATCGGCACTTCATCAATCGTCATTTTCTTGTCAATCAGAATACGTCTCACGTAGAATTTAACCATTATGCTTCACCTCCTGCTACCATATCTGCAAGATCCTGAATTGCTCCGGCATTGGACTCATGCCCGGCTTTCAACTCATCGATTGCTTTCTCCATCTCTGTCTTAGTCCTCAAGCTGACCGTTACGGTGTATGTACCATCTTCAGCGCCATCCTTGCCCTTATTTGGCATATATGAGAATCCTTCATACTTAAGATCATCATACTCACCGGAAGTCTGATCGTTGTGCGTAAATATAACCTTTGAGATATTCTCTTTCGAAAATGCTTCAGTAATAGACCTGATTCCATCAAAGTCTTTCGACTGAATCTGAATATTGCCGAGACTCGCTCCTTCAGCAATCTCGAAATCTGTTTTGTTTTTCAAAATTATTTTGTCCATATTTTTATTCCTTTCTATGTGTAAATTTATGGGTTACTAAACTTATTTAAACGGCAGTTTAGAGAATTATATAACGGTTAGGCATGGATATTTTGGAACGTCTGGTACAACTACTTCATGGATACAAATATCTGATTTCCAACAGATGTATCAATATGGATATAGTTTTCCTGATGTTGATGGTTACAAATTTCTTGTTGGATTTACCAATATTTCATGGACAAACGGTAATAAGTATTTTGATTATATGCCTCGCAATTACATATTAAATACTCAGTCTGGTAATGTTGAAATGTACTCTGAGCAAGGAACACCAAGTTGTGTAATGTATTTTTTTGGATTATACATTAAATCATGATTCACCTACACCCAACTAAAACCGCTTGTCTCGAATTGCTTCCAGTTGTCTATATCATGAACGACTAATAAATTGACACAAAAATGCTTTGCCAATTTCCAAGTTTTCCGGAAGCCCTTTATTATAAACAACATTATAGCCAGACCCAAATTTTGAGACAAAATGCGGTTGTGAAGTGCATTCCTGCCAGCCACTTGTTGTAAAAATTTTAACTTTTTTATTGCTCAAACTAATATTGTTGATTGATGGAATTGGGATGACAAAGCCTGCACCCAAAACAGAATACCCAACCATCCAGTTACCAAGAGCATTTTCATCAGCCTTATTTAAACTGCCGTTTAAATCACTTAACTGTTTCGCCAGCGTGCCGTCTATATTCGGGTTCGCCTGCCTTGCATCCAGGGCATATCCGGCAACCGTGGTTGTCTGATTATTCACTACACTTGTTTTCGTGTCCGGTGGTGTTTGCCATGTGCCATCTTCTCTTAGATATTTACTCGTTCCTGCTGTAGTCGATGGTGCAGGAACTAGACCGGCTTTCGCACCAGCACCTGATTTTACAAAATTGGAATATGTTGTATTGTTATCAGCGTTCCAGTCCATGCACAACCAAAATGTACCATCATAAGTAAATATATGGGTCGCATTATTATAGAAGAAATTTCCGCTTGTATAAGAAATAGCCGCCTTATTCCCGTTTCGAACATATCCTATGGTTTTCGCCCCGGTGCCATTTACATTAAGTGTAAGGTTCCCGGTTGTTGGATTTGCTGTGCCCGCCGTATCCGTAAATTTAACTGCAATGCTCGTACCGACTTGTAATACAAAGTTTGCCAATGTTGCAACTTTAGCCGCCGCAGCTCGACCTGTCGCGCAAGTAGCCAGCGGTTTTTTCAAAACCTCAATTGCTTTTTTGTCGGTTGCGGACATTAGACCGTTAGATGTGGTTGTCGCTGGCGCGCTTGCTACTGCAGATGGTCCGCTCATCCAATAGTCTTTCGTATCTGCTCCCGGTGTTTTCCCTGCCGGAACATTCTTTTTCGCAATGTAAAGCGTGTTGTTATGCATTACTGCATCTAACCGCTTGTAAGGCAAGGATGCGTCATAGACATCCTTTGGCACAATTGCCACTCTTCCTGCTATAGCCATTCTAAGCCACCTCCCAATTTAAATTTCCGTCATTGTCAACGACAAAGTTATATGCCGAATTGTCCGTATAAACCAACTCCCCATCCTCATTCACATCAAACTCTGCCATTTTGAGTTTTTTGTTAATCTCGCTTTCGATTCCCTGCGCCCGATCTGCGCTGTCCTTGGCGTCTGTAGCAGATTTTGCCGCGTTGGTTTCGGATTCTCCTGCACTTTTGGCAGATGCTACAGCCTTTGCAGATTCAACCTTAATGTCTGCAAGATAATCCGGGCGCAGATGCTTTTCTTGGATACTTCCCTCTTTCACGATTGCGGACACCTTACCGTCACTGCCGATTGCAAATGCGATTGTATCAGAATCGAGAAATTCATACTCTGTAATCAGAGATGATAAGTCCACATTCTGCGTTGTGCCATCATCCAACGTGATAATCAGCTGCTGTTTCTGCGAATCATAAGCAAAGTTTACCGCCAGTTTTTCCAGCTTGGTATCAATCATAGCCTTGGAACCATTCATCTTTACCACAGTCAGCGTACCGTTGGATTCATCCCAAAGGATTTCCTTTACAAGTTCGTTAGCCTTGGTCAAGTCAACTTTCGTGGTGTCGAGTGCGCACACACGATCGTCGATTGCATCAATGCCGCCCTCTATGTTGTTCAGCCTATTTCGATTAATTGCGGTCTTTTCGCTTGGAAGGTTCTCCCAATATTCGCGGCTATAGATTTTCTGATATGCCATCTAATCACTTCCTTTCTAACGCGGATAGTCTGCGTTCAAAATCGTTACATCTGTTCTGCAGTTTCTGTATCATGACAGTATTTAAAGCGATAAACTCTTGGTAGCACAATGTATACATATCATTTTCGCCACCATTCTGCTCTAAGAATTTTTCCCACTCCTCATTAGATTCAAAATCTTTTTCGGAGAATACCGCATGTTCCAGTCCGTAAAACTCATTTTCAGATATTCCACAATCCGTCATTGCCTGTTCAACATCCTGTGCAACAAATCCTATGTGCATTTTCTCATCATTTTCTATGAGCCGATATTCCATCGGTTGCAGCAACTCAAAAAATCTCTCAAACCGATCATCCTCTAACAGTTTTCGAAAATCCTTTTTCTTTCTGCCATCAGACGTTGTTTTCCAACCACCGGAAGAATACCCTCCGGCAAATGGATTGGGGTTAGTTCCACAGTACACAGAACTAGAACTTGGGATTAAATTTCCGTTGTCTGAAATTCGTACATAATCGGATAGTCCAATACCTTGCAAATAATGCGCGGTTGATGCCATTATACACTGCCTTGCACTTTCTGCAGTTGTTGCAGAGTCTGCGGTTGTCGCATGATCAGCCGTACTTGCATGATCCCCTATGGCTTCCCCATTTTGATCTGTTACAGAGTTTAGGTCAATGCGTATGTTTTGCAGCATTGGCCTTCCTCTTGCATCGAGTCCAATAATTACAATGTCATCGCCAAGAGACGTTGCAATAAAATTCAGAGAATCAATAATTGACACTCGTCCATTCCCGTCAAGCTGGAAGTTATTACTTTCAATTATGAGCCTGTTTCCACGAAGCATAATCTGGTCAGCGCTTGCATTGATCATCGAAATAACTTGATCGTTCTCATCTCTGCCTAACTTTAATTCCAAGGACGCGTCCAATGCACCCTCTGCCTTTTGCGCGCGATTGACTTCTGCGGAAATGCTTTCTGCGGTCTGCTCAAACTTAGAGCTTGTCTGTTTCTCTAAATCCTCGTATGTGGATTGAAGATGGTCTGCATTTCGTTCTAACTTTCCGGTACGTCTTTCCACGCTTTCAATCGTATCTCTGATAGAATTAACCTTTGCAGAGTGCGTCTGCGTACCCTGTGCCGAGATTGAATCTCTCTTGCTTTGTACTCCGGTTAGGGTGCGTTGCAATAGATACGTTTCAACAATCTCTCTTGTGGCATTGAACCGGATTGGTTCGCCAAGTGTCAGACATGGATTGCCGACACAAGTGCAACTTTTAATCGGTGTGTATGCCGCCTGTGCCATAATAGGCAATAGGTTATTTGCAATCTGTTCCAGCTCCGCTCCGGTCTTGTCTGATACAAGAAAGTTTCCTGTAATCGAATAGTTGTTTCCTGCAGTTCCAACAATAGCACCGGCATTATCTTCGCTTGTCTTGATTTCTAGCTGTGTGATTTCCTTGCTTTGGAAGTCCTCATAATCAAACGTGATGTAGTGTCCGGTCATAGACTCTGTGTTTGCATCAGACGGAAATAAATTGTCAGATGGAAATAAATCTTCTGCCGGATAAAGTGCGCTTACGATTTTTTTCAGAAAGACATACTCAAACTTGCCATTCCGGTTGATATTTCCAAAGCATCCGTTAATCTCACAGATTGCCGTTACAACCGTTTTTCCACTGATAGCGGATTCTTCTGTGACCGCACTTGAATCGTCCGTCTGTGTGGCTACAATCGTCTTATTGACCGTCATGGAATCATTGACAAGGCTTGTTTCAACTTGCGCAATTCCAAGATGCGCAAAGAAGCTATTTCGGAACTGCTTAAGCGTCATTGGAAAGCTAAGTCCTGCATACCAAGACTTTACGTCCGTATTGATAATGTCATACATTGCGTCATATGCCGTAATCTGCCGTTTTGTGCGATCAGCCGTAGGAACATCGGATGCAACCTTAAAAACTCCGTATGGCATCGGATTTTGGCTATCTCCGTCAATCGTTTCTTCGATAGAGATTGTCTTTCCAATAATGTTTCCTGCGGTGTTTCGTGCTGTGAATTTTACACAATTCGCTTCGCACGCTCCAAACTTTAATTCAGATTCCGAACAAAGACTTTCTTCGAGCGCAAACGTACCGATTTCAAGCATCGAATTGTCTATTTTCTGATTCGTTCCAACAACAGATATGACCATCTGCTTATCTGTCGAGGAATCCCAATACTTTTCTTTCAAATTGCTATTTATCATATACACCACCTACAAACGAAAATTTGATTGCGTCATATTTTATCTTCCCATGTGCCACAGAATAGAACGTAGGCTGAATGTCAGCAATATATCCGTACTGTGTCACATATCCGCGTTTCTCCGGCACGTATGCCGTGATATATCCACCGCGCTCCTTTGCCTTGGTATAGTTCTTTTCTATGTTCTTCCAAAAATCATCAAACTGCTTTTCGGTCAGCATGGCTTTGGTTTCAAACTCAACCTTTAGGGCTTTCAGTTCCACGGCATCACGATGCTCATATCCGTTTTCATCCGTCCAAGGGTCTTTATCCTGCATGTTTACATAGGAACTAAACGTGTCCTGCTTTATTAAATTGTTTGGTATGGTATAATTGCCAAACTTTACTAAATATCCGCCATATCCCATCGTTTACCTCCTAAAAATGGGTATAAAAATAGCACCTACCGTTTTGGTAGATGCTATCCATTTGATTAAATTTTAAGCTACTACTGATTCCCATTCAGATTTCAGCTTTTCTACATCGTTTTCAAAAAGTTTGCAAGCGATTTCGTACAACTGCGGAATCATTCCCATTTCCCTGTCGATATAATCCATCTTGTTTCTTACTTTTGGCTTGAGTGCGCACCCTTCCATCCTTGATTTAAGGTTGCAGTGATATTTCCTTTCAAATTCTCCATAAAGCAACGAATAGCGTTCTTGATACTTTCCATCGGCGCCGAAACGGACAATCTGCGTTATCCGCTGTCTCTTGGTTGCCAAGTCAATATCATCAACGAGTCCGATAATAACATCTTCCTTATGGATGATTTCTTTCTGCTGTCTTTTAATGGTTTCATTCTGCTCTCTAACAGTTTTTAATGTCTGTGAAAATATCAGTTTAGTGTTTTCATCTGCATATGGCAGGTAAGTAGAAATAAATAATTCATCATTATTTACATACCCACCTGTTTTACGAATTGTAGGAAGAACCTCGGATGTTACCCAACGTTTGAACTTATGAAGTTTTTCTTTTCTTTCGTTTATAAGGGCGTCGTTTTGTGACACACCCTTTGCTTTCTGTGGTTGCATTTGAAAAAGCAAGGAATACAAACCGCTTTCATTAACAATCGTCATTTTTTGTTTTCCACCGGGAGTATCAATTTGTGACACACCCCTATCAGAATCATCAATATTTGAAAGGCTTCTTCTGTAATTCGTATCTCCGAATACTTCGCATATATCCTTTCCAACAAACCATGGTTCATCATCGACCATGGCCATTCTGATCTGTCCGAATATTGGATTCTCAAATACCTCAATGCCGTTTTGAATCTTAAGCATAAGTTGTGATTTTTTCATTCGTGTCTACCTCCATACATTTTTATCTGAATCGAGTAGGAGGCGGTGACTAACCGCCGTCCTCTCACAGCACCGTACGTACCGTTCGGTATACGGCGCTTTCAATAGTTGACGTGCACAGACTGATAGGCTGTGGCTAAATCATAAAAGCCAC